GAGCTTGATGCTGGTGAGCACGGGTGTGGGCGGTGGAACAACCGGGATCGCCACGGTGACGGTCTCGGTGTCGGTCAGCGTGACCGGGTTGCCCTGAGCGTCGGTAGTCGACACGATGGCGGTGATCGAGTCCACGCCGTTGGCTACCGCGGTGACCAGTCCGGTCGAGGGATCGAAGGTGGCAATCGAGCCGGCCGTGTCGGACGCGGTGAAGGTTGCGGGTGGGATGGTGCCGGTGAAGACGTTGCCGAACTGGTCGTAGCCGATGACGCTGGCAGTGACCTGCTGGCCTTCGGTAGTGAGTGTGACGGGTCCTGCGACGGGAGTAGACATGTTGGTTCCTTTCGAGAATTGGATCTTGATGCGGTGAAGGGTGGGTTCCGGCCCGAGAGCGTTCAGCACCTCTTCGACGATCCACTGGTCGCGCGTGAGGCCGGTGGGCTCGCGGAGATGGTCAAGCTCTCTGAGCTGACGGTAGTGGGCTACTTTGATCCCGCGCCCTTTTTGGTTTTGGGGAGGCGATGGGCTTGTGGCATACTTTGAATATGCCAAAGCGTATTAGCAAAAGACCTTTCGACATAAATCAAGCCGCTTTCCAAATGGTCGAGCGCTCTACGGCACCCCCTCCGGCCCGCGCCCGTGCAACGAGCAAGGCCGATATAAGCCGTGTGATGTCAGCAATGGGACGTAAAGGGGGTAAAATCGGCGGGAAGCGGCGTCTAGTAACGATGACGCCAGAGGAACGGCAGGCAAGGGCTTTGCAGGCAGCAAAAGCACGATGGAGCAAGAATAAGGTAACGGTCAAAATGTCGCCAGCGGAATCAAAGCGGGAAGCGGGCCTACGGAAACTCGCCGGTATTTTTGAAGACCAGTTGACCAGTCTGGGCTTCACCGAACACCAGAAGAACGCTAGGGTCGCAGAGTTCGCGGCCTTCGTCGATGAGAAGGTTGCGTCTGCAAAGAGCGCCAAACAGCTAAAGCCGCTTCAAAACGCGGCTCGCCGGGCGTAAGCTCCAGAAACTCCGTAAGCCCCTCCATGAAGTCGCGCTCATCCCGCAGGGAGAGCAAATCTTCCATCTTGTCCATTACTGAGCTGACGGTGCGAGAGAACGAGGGCGAGGCGGATGGTATGCACGATAGGATATTACACTGACACGCTGTCAGATGCAGAAAGCCCCCGGCAAGGCAATGACCGGGGGCTTCACGATTTTGCGGGGCGTCCCAAGTAGGTGTCGAAGCCACTATGGAAAGGGGTGCTGGCGTCACCCCGCACTTGCATTCTACACCTTTCGATGCTAAATTCAAGAGGTCGAAGCTCACACTATGGAAGTTTCCCCGAAAATTCGGCCTGAAAACTCCCTCACGCATTCGTGCGCGGCGACCGCTGCATTGCGCTCAATGGGTTCGTAACCCAGAGAGGAACCGGCTCCTGCTACCTGTCTACGGGTGGCCTCTAGTCGTCAGAGGAGCGTCCTTCCGCGGGAGGCGTGCGTAAGCAAAGAGGCCTTAGTAGACCGAACGCGAGACTCGACGGATCACGGCATACTGTGGCCTTCTCGCAGCGGAGAGTGGGTAGGTATATGCCCCTGCTTTTCGTTTGCTCAAGCTCTATGGAATCTGGCATTTGTTATTTGAAAGGATCTTAGGTGAAGCGTAGAGATCATGCAGTTGATTGGAAGAATTCGATGGAGGCACATAAGGCCCTGTGCCGACGGGCGAGATTGAAAGGACGGGGAGCCGACCTGAACTCGGCCATTCGAAAGAGCGCCCCTCCGCCGGGTATCATCGTAGTCAACCCGTCTAGTACAAGACAAATATCCACGGAATCGAACACTTGACCCGGTGACGATCTGTGATATGCTCTATACCGTGAAGCTGGTAGACGAATCCGTAAGAATCAGAGTGATCCGGGCCATTCTGGGGATCACGGTGAAGGAGTTTGCCGAGCGCGTGAACGTCAGCACGCACACGGTGACTCACTGGGAGCACGGCCACAACGTGCCGCACCCCAAACCCCGCAAGGCCATCGCGGAGATTTGCCGCAAGCACAGGATCGGCATTCGGCCCGACGGATTCCCGGTGCCTGTAGAGTGATCCCATGAACGACGGCGAGTATCTAGAATCGTTTTCTCAGACCGAGCCATTTAGCGTCCTCAACAACTCGCTTACAAGGGTCTTCGATTCTGCGTTTGGGCCGGATGAGGTCGATTCGTTCGACGCGAGTTGTAACACCTGCAAACACTTTGAGCGCAGGCCCATGAACCCGAAAGAGAAGTCGGAGCGCAACATTTTCGGGATGCCAGGTCACTGCGGCAAGTTCGACAGACCTACGGTAGCGTGGCAGCGCGGACAGTTCTGCGGGTTCGAGAATGCATCATGCTATGAGAACAGGCGCACAGGGATGAGGCACAGTGAAGCGTGCAGGACGGTAAGATAGAGCGATGGCGCGCAAAGCCACCACCAAGCCCCTCCTCGACATCCCAGAGAACTTCGACAAGAACGACCCTGCATCGCTGGCAGCGGTCGAGGAAAAGGTCACCAGCTACCTCAAGCTGTTCTACCTGCGCATGAACCGCGCGCAGGAGCCGTTCATCCGCATCAAGAACAAGCGGGGCCGCACGCCGCGCACGCGCATCTTCGAGAGCGGCAACCAGGTAGGCAAGACAACCATCGGTGTAGCGGAGGACATTGCGCACGCGATGGGCTTCCGGCCGTGGCTCGAAAAGACCGACCCGGACTATAAGATCGCCGTGCGCGTTCCGAACAACGGCATCGTGGGTTGCGAGGTTGCCGGCCAAACGCTGACGCAGCGCATCGAGCCTGAGTTCATGGCGCTCATCCCGCAATACTGCGGCGTGACGGTGACGCGCTACTCGGACGGGTCGATCAAGTCGATCCACCTGCAAAACGACTTCAACGGCAAGCCCTGCGGCTCAACCATCCACTTCCGGTCGTATGTGCAGCCAGCCGAGAGCTACGAGGGCACCGTGCTCGACTGGATTCACTTTGACGAGCCGCCGCCCCGCGACATCCTGACCGCGTCCACGCGCGGCCTGATGAGCACCAACGGGCCGAGCTGGTACACCATGACGCCTCTCAAAGAGGCATACATCTACGACCTGCTCTCGCTGCACGCATTCAACAACGGCGGCGAGGACCAGGAGATCGCAGTCTTTCGCGGCTCGACGTGGGACAACTGCCAGGACTGGTGCCGCGCCTGCGACACCACCATTCCAGAGAACGATCCCGACAGGCTCAAGGCTGGCGAGGTGCGCCCCATCGACCACTGCCCGAAGTGCGGACAGGTGATGGGATTCCTGCCCCGCGCGGGCATCGAGAACTACCTGAAGAAGATCACCGACCCAGACGAAAGGGAAGCCCGTGAAGAAGGAAAATGGAAGCACCTCTCAGGGCTGGTCTACAAGATGCTCGACCGCGAGAAGCATCTGTACGAAGACTTCACCATCCCGAATGACTGGATGCGGATTGAGGTGCTCGACCCACACGACGCGCGTCCGTGCTGCTGGCTGTTCGGCGCGGTTTCTCCCGAAGAGATCATCGTCAACGGCAAGAGTGCCAACCGAATCTACTGGTACGCCTACCTCCGGCCTTCAGGAAACATCGAGTCCATCTGTCGTCAAGTCAGGGTGAAGCGCGCCGAGCACAACTACAAAGAACCGGCCATGCTCATCATCGACGTCAAGTTCGCCGCGGCGGAGAAGCCACTGCACGGCGAGCACTTTCCGTCATGGGAGGAAGAGCTAGAGAAGGCGGGCATGAAGCACATCGTCCACTCGTGCTCCGCGCCGGGCGACGTGACGCTCGGCCACAAGCGGGTGAAAGAGTATCTCGCACCGCACTACTCAGCAGTGCGCGGAAAAGAGTTTCCCGGCATGATGTTCGCGCGCGAGAAGACCTCCGGCGAGGGCGGGCCTTTCCAGCATATGAGCAACTACTCGTGGAAAGAAGGCACCGACAAACCCGAAGAGGCGTACAAGGACTTTTGCGACTGCGTGAGATATGCCGCGCTGGAGCAGCCGCTCTACTCCCGGCCCCAGCCGGAACTCGACCAGGAGTTCGTGCGCTCGGTGCTGGCACGAGAAAATAGTAAGCCGCAGGGATCGGTGTTGTATGCTGGACTCGCAATGAGGTCTTAGCCTTGGCCCCGATCATTCCCTTCATCCCGCTCATCGCCGCTGGGGTAGGTGCCGCCGCCACGGGCGTAGCCATCGCAGAGCAGCCCAGCGCGCCCACGGCCCCAACCGACACCGCATCCCAGCAGGCAGAGGCAGCCAACGCCGCTGCGCAGGCCCAGGCGGAGGCATTGCAGAAGCGCAGAGGTCTTGCTGCCACCGTTCTCACCTCACCGATGGGAGCACCCGGCTCGGCCTCGGTGCAGAAAGCGACGTTGGGATAGATGCCAGTCACGCTCGCCGCCGACCGCAACTACAACGCGACTATGGGATGGTCTCCGTCGAAGCTCGGCAAGCGCGATGACCAGTCCAAGGCGAAGGACTGCGAGAAGTATCTGGAGATTCTGGCTGCCCAAAGACTATTTTGGGAACCGCAGATCGACAACATCATCGCGTACGTGAACCACGGGCGACGCTTCATTCAAGACCGCGACCTGTGGCCGGGGCAGACTACCGGACAGGAAATCTTCGACGACACGGCAATGCTGGCGCGCAACAAACTGCGCGACGGCATGGTGGGGAACCTGTGCTCACGCAACCAGCCGTGGTTCGGGCTGGAGATACCGGGCAAGCTGAACTTCCCTCGAACCTCTGGGATGCGCGCGTGGAACGGGCAGCGCGTGGACTCGTACCCGCAGGTGCAGAAGTGGTTGCAGGAGTGCCAGACCGTGCTCTACTCGGCATTCAACCGCTCGAACTTCTACGACAAGAATCCCGAGTTCATCTCGGACGGAGCGACCTGCGGCACGGCGTACCTGCTGATCGAGGAAGACCTGCGCAATGCGCGCGCCGTGTTCACCGTGCCGCACTACCGCGAGTGCTACATCGCGGAGAACGAGTTTGGCGAGGTGGACACAAACTACCGGGTCTACAAGATGACCCTGCGCCAACTCGAAGAGAAGTTCGGCATGGAGGCAATGGTCGCCGCTGATCGCAACTTCAAGCGCGACTACCAGGAGAACCTCTACTCCGAGCGCGACGTGCTGCACGCCATCTATCCGCGCAGAGACTTCGAGCCGGGACGCATCGACGCCAAGGGAAAGAAGTGGGAATCGGTCTGGGTCTACCGCCGGGGCGGGAAGATCCTTGCGCCGGACGGGAGCACGCAAAAGGGAGACGACGGAGTTTCCCTGCTGGCGGAGGGCGGATACGACTCCATGCCCATCATCTCGTGGCGCTGGAGGAAGAACGATGACGAGGTGTACGGCCGGGGGCCGGCGCACGATGCCTTCGTGTCCATCGCGCAGCTAAATCAGATTGGGAGAACCAATCTGGTAACTGCCCAGCGCGCCGCGGAGCCGCCGCTGGTCGCGTACTCGGACATGCGCGGCGCAATTCAGCGCGGGCCGAACTCAATCACCTACATGGAAGGCAACCGTGGGGACATCCGTCTTCGGATGCCGCAGCAGCTCATCACCGGCGTGCAGAACCTTCCCTTCACGATTGAGTACCAGGAGCGCGTGGCGCGCATCGTGAATGAGCACTTCTACACCGACGTGTTCCAGATGATGTCGCAGCTCGCCGCCGCCGGACAGTCGGAGCGCATGGTGACCGAGCAGATCGCGGAGCTTCAGAGCGAGAAGGCCGCAATCCTCGGCACGCGCGTGGGCAATCTTCAGTCGGAGGCTTTTGACCCGATCATCGTGCGTATGTTCGACATCGAGGCGCGCGCAGGGCGCATCCCTGACCCGCCCGACATCCTTACCAACTCGGTTCACTCAGGTGTGGAGATTCAGTACCTCGGCCCGCTGGCGCAGGCGCAGACCCGGCTGACCAAGGTGCGCTCGATCACCACGTTCCTGCAACTCACCACGCAGGTTGCGCAGATCGACCCGCTGGTGCCGCGCTACCTCGATTCGCTCTTCCTGCTGCGAGAGCTGGGAGATGCGGTAAGCGTTCCTTCTGGGGCCATCCGCGACGACAAGGCAATCACCGCCATCCACCAACAGGCCGATGCGATGGCGCGGCAGGCGCAGACCGCAGAGAATGTGCCCAAGCTGGCGAAGGCTGCCGCCGCGCTGTCCAAGGCTCCTGAATCCGGTTCGATTCTCAAGGAACTGATGGGAGGCGACAATGCCGGAACAACCGCGTGACCCCGCCAAGGAGATGCAGCAGCGGTACAAGAACGTCTTTGGCACGATGGAAGGTCGCCGCGTACTCGGAGATATATTGACTCTCGGACACTTTGGGGAAATACTGAACCCGCAGGAAGATGTAAGGTTGGGAGAGCACAACCTCGCCATTGCGATCGCGCGGATGGCCGGAGCGTTCGACCAGGTTTACCAGTTCTACGGAATGACAGAAAAAGGAGAATGAAATGGCAGGCTCACCGCCCGATTACGACAATGTACGGCAGGGAGGGCCAGACGGCCTCCGCATTCCGCAGGAGCAAGGCAAGGCCACCTACGCCATCAAGAAGCTCACCAGCATCGACATCGGCAAGGTCGGATCTTCGAACGTCTACACCCTGACGCCCGACCAGACGCTCTCCTCCGAGATCATCGTCACCGACGCGAGCGCCGCTGCTACGGTGAAGTGGCCCGGTGCCTTCCCCGGCTACGTGTTCGTCGCCTACAACAACTCCGGCCAGTCCTGCACCTTCCAGGTCACCGGGCAAACCGGCGTGCAGATCGCCAACGGCAAGCGCGCCGTGCTGGTCTGCGAGGCGACGGACATCGCTCGCGTGACGGCGGACACCTAGAATGCCGCCATTCTCCGGCGTGCGCCTACGCATCGGCATGGCGCCGCGCTCTCAGCCCTTCGACGAAGCGATGGACTCGCTGGATATTGCCATGCTCACTGCTCAGGCGGCGGGCATGGCAATCAAGTTCACCAAGGTGAGGCGCGGCTGTCCCGGATTCCACAACTGGGGGCCGATCATGGCGCAGGCCATCGCAGAGGGCGACACGCACATATTCCTCGCCGCCGATGACATGCTCTACCCGCCCGACACGATCATCCGCCTGGTCTCTGCGGATAAAGACATCGTGAGCGGCATCTACCGCAAGAACATGGTGCGCGAGCTTCAGCCGGCTAACCTGACCGAATCGTGGGACGAGTTCCTCGAAAAGTTCAACTCTGGCGGTCTGCACGAGACGAAGATGGCGGCGGGCCACAGCATGACAATCAAGCGGCATGTCATCGAAAAGATGATGGCCGACTACCCGGAGCTGGCGTACAGGGTTGGCGAAGAGACGCAGTACGCGCTCGCGCTGCCGATGATCGAAGACGGGAAATGCTTTCAGGACGACTGGGCATTTTCGATTCGCGCGCGTAGGAGCGGCTTCACCATTTGGGACGACTACGGGTTGAGGCTCAAGCACTACTGCTATGATTTCCTCGGATTCGAGGGACTGGAGGCACAGAATGCCTAGCGGGGGGAAAGGCGGCAAAGGTGGGCAGGCATCGAACGCGGACTTGCAGGACGATGAGGACGTGATGAACCGTCTCTACCGCAAGAAGATTTTCGGCGACTGGAAGGCCACGCGCACCCCGAAACGTCAGCACGGGCCGATGATCTTCTACGACAAGTCACCCGCTCCGCCGAAGAAGTAATTGACTTTCAGCAGCATCAGTGATTTAGTTTGAAACGAAAGGAACAAAGAATTGTCTACAGCACCAGTAGTGACCGAGCCTGTTGCGCCATCCATACCGGGATGGGCGGCGGCGTTGCCGGACCCGCTCAAGACGAATGCAACCCTGACGAAGTTCGAGAAGGTCGGAGACCTAGCCAACGACTATCTCGCAGTTTCGACCAAGGCCGCAGACCTCGAAAAGCGTGTCGCCAACTCCGTACCCAAACTGCCGGATGATGCGACAGATGAGGACCGCAATCTTTTCTACGATGCTTTAGGCCGACCGAAGCAGCCCAGCGAGTACGAGTTTGACGGCGAGGACAAGAACGCCCCCGAGTGGACGAACTACTGGAAGCAGGAATCTCACAAACTGGGTCTCACCAAGGCCCAGGCAAAGTCTCTGAGCGCGGCATTCAACACTCAGATGACCAAGATGGTCGAGGCGCACAACGCCAGACTCCAGACCGAGATGACGACTGCGACCCAGAAGTTGAAAAGCGAGTGGGGCGACAAGTTCGATGCCAACGTTGAACTGGCCAAACGTCTTTACCAGAAGCACCTAGGAACCGAGTTCGATAAGGACTTCGATGCAGGCACGGGAGCAACCCGCCTGTCGACGATCCGCCTTCTCGTCAAGGTCGCTGCGCTGACTGGCGAAGACCGCTCCCCCGGTAGTGCCGGACAGCCGAATGGCGGAGGGAAGCCTGTGAGCTTCATCGCCTACGACAAGAGTCCCGCGCCGCCCGCGAAGAGATAAAGGAGCCTTATGGCCACCGACGTATCGCAGCTCGGTTACAACACCTTCATGGACATCATTACGAACTACTCCTCGACCGACGCCGGGGCGCAGTTCGTGATGCCCAAGCGCGTTCTCGACCGCATGACACCGCTGGTCAAGATGATGCCTCTCAAGCCGTCGAACAACATCCTGTCGAACATCGCCACCCGCACCGACTCGCTCCCCGTGGCTTCCACGCGGCGCTGGAACGAGGGCATCAAGGCGACGGCAGCGAAGAACATTCCGCTCAACGATCCCATCGCCCTGTTCGAGGACTACTCGGAGGTGGACAAAGACCTCTGGGAGATCCAGAACGACCCGAACATGTGGCGCGCCGATCAGGACATGAACCACGTCGAGGGGCTGTTCCAGCTGATGGAGTCCAACCTGTTCTACGGGAACCTCCTGGCCAATCCCGGGGGCTTCAACGGCCTCGCCACGCGGTTCAACAATCTGGAGTCCTACCCGAACGGCGACCAGAGCTGGCAGCCGAACGTGTGGAACGGCGGGGCCACAACCGGCAACGTCACCTCCGCGTGGATGATCGAGTTCGGAGATGACTCGGTGTACGGCATCTACCCGCCGAACACGCCTGCCGGCCTGAGCGTGCGCGACCTGGGCGAGATCACCAAGGAGCTTGCCTCCGGGACGGGAGCGGTCGGGCAGAACTACATGTATCAGGTGCTGCGAACGATGCTGCGCTGGTATCTGGGCATCCAGATCGCCGACGAACGCTGCGTGCAGCGCATCTGCAACATCAACCCCACGGCGCTGTCGGCCAACAACTTCGATGAGAACATCTTCATCGAGGCGAAGAACTGGCTACCGCGCGCCGGTGAGTCGTCGGGCACGATCATTCTGGTCAACCGCGCACTGAAGACGCAGATCGACATTCGCGCGGTCTCGCAGAAGATCAACACCTACTTCACTCCGCCCTCGGACAATTCGATGGATGTGTTCGGCAAGGCTGTGACGAAGTTCCAGAACATCCCCATCTACGTGGCCGAGAAGATTCTCTCGACCGAAACTCCGCTGACCTAGGAGGTCATTATGCCCGTAACAGACGCACTTCCCTATGTCCACGGCAGCGGTACTTCGGCCTACGGCCCGGTAACTTCCACTGCCAACGTCGTCTCGTCCGGTTCGCAGGCTGGAACCGTCCTGACGGTCACCGCCATCACCACCGGCCAGATCCAGGTCGGCCAGACGGTCAACGGAACCGGCGTGCTGCCCAACACCATCGTCACCGGCTACGGTACGGGGTCCGGCTACACCGGAACGTACGCGGTCAGCACGTCCTCGACCGTGGCCGTCGAAGCCATGACCTTCACTCCGAACACTCTGGGCGATGCCATCGGGACGGCCTCCGGCTACTCGAACATCGAACTGGACTTCGGCGCGCCCAACACCGGGGCCAGCTACCCGTTCCTCCCGCAGTTCCCATCGCTCACCGAGAAGGGCTACACCTTCCCGCCTGAGATCGTGGGCGACGGCGGCGTGGAGCTGGGCCTGCACATCCTCGTCACCGGGTATGTGGACAACCTGACCAGCATCAACTTTGAGGTCTGCACGTCCTCGACGACGGGTGCGCTCTACACCGCATCTCCCAACCCGATTGCGTCGCGCACGCTCACGCTGGCGCAGTTGCAGGTGGTCGGGGCGCACTACTTCATCCCGGTCAACTGGGCTGCGGTGCTGGAGTTCCTGCGGGTCTACATGGCCCTCACGGGGACCGCGGCCACGGCTGGCTCGGCGATCATGTGGTTCGGGCCGAAGACCGGAGGCGAGCAATAATGCTGGTGAAGGCCAAGTGCGTGACTCCCTGCTGGGACAGCAATAACGCTGTCCGCTACGAACCGGGCGCAGGCCCGTTGCCGGACGGTCTCTACGAGATCGACCGCAACGGGCCGCTGGCCTTGCTCAAGCTGGGGTCAACGTACGTCTTTGAGTTCGACCGCAACGGCACCAGAACCAACGATGGCGTCGATGTGGTCAAGGACTACTCGTGCAAGAAACCGGGCTGCGGCAGGAAGTTCAAGACGCTCCCTGAACTCGGAAGCCACGTCCGCAGCGACCACAAGGACGATCCGGTGGAGGATGAGGGCGTGGACGACGCGGGCGTGGTTGACCTGAGCGACCGAACCTGCCACATCTGCGATCCTCCGAAGGTGCTGCGCAACGCCTACGGGCTGCGCCTGCACAACGAGAAGTCCCATCCGTTCCAATCGCAGCCTGAGAAGGAAGTGGCCGAGACCGAACCTGTCCCGGCGTAAGGGGGCAGATTGAACTACAGTCAGGTCTCGATCTCGAATCTGGCCCTTGGGCGCATCGGCGCGCGCGGCCAGATCGTTGACATCAACGAGAACTCTCCGAACGCCGTCAAGTGCCTGAACGTGTGGGACGCAATCTTTCAGGAGGTTCTGAGCGAGCGGGATTGGAAATTTGCAAAGACCCGCCAGCAGCTTCAGCTCTCGACCGTTACCCCGCTCTACACCTTCAAGTTCGCGTGGGCGCTGCCTGCGGACTTCCTGCGCTTCGTGCGGCCCCGGAGGCGCCAGATCGACCGCAACTGGTATTGGGGATGGGGGCCGGAGGGCACAGGCTGGTACAACAGCCAAGACCCTCCGTTTTGGCCCGCGCGCTTCGACTACAAGGTGGAGACGCTGACGGCGGGTTGGGACACGACCGTGAACCCGCCGATCCCGTGGGGCACAGGAACGACGCCACCCACGCCATTCCCCACCGGGAAGTACGCGCTGACGAACTACGGCGGCTGGCAGGCACCGGCGGCGATCACATACATCCAGCTCATCACGGACTACACCCAGCTCATGCCGGGGTTCGTGAACTGCCTTGCCAACCGGCTGGCGATGGAACTCTGCATCGGAGTGACGGAGGACAAAGCAAAGAAAGCGGAACTGAAGGACGAGTACAAGGAATCGCTGAATTCCGCTGAGGCGCAGAACGAGACGATGGACACGGTGCTTGATGAGGACGGTTCAACTTCGTGGGAGCGGGCCGGCCGCCACGTCGACAATCGGGGCGGGTATCGGTAATGCCGAAGACCTACCCAGTACGAAACTCGTTCAACACGGGTGAGGTCTCGGAGCTGGTCGAGTTCCGCGACGATGTGCAAAAGTACAACTCCGCTTGCCTCCAGTTAGAGAACGCCGTCCCTCTGGTCGAAGGCGGCGCGAAGAAGATGCCGGGGACGTACTTTGCCGGGGCCGCTGGGCTTGGCGGGGCCATGTTCATCGGCTCGATCTCCGGCACGACGCTGACCATCACCTCGGTCATCTACGGCACCATCCGCATCGGGCAGGTCATATCCGGGCCGGGAGTGACTCCGGGCACCACCATCACCGGATACATCCCCGCGATGACGCCGATCACCACACACTTCACTGTCACCAAGACGGCGGGCACGTCCACGGGCATCAATGACTGGCAGTTTGTAGGCAACCAGTTCCGCACACACTTAGAGCCGGTCACCACGGCCCTGAGCGATCTGGTGTTCTCGAACTTCGGGTGGGCCATCCCACTGACCGCAATCAATCTGGGCATCACCGTCAGCTCAGTCCTGATCTCGCAGTTCACCACTACCAGCGTTCTCTCGCAGGTCGCGCTCTGGTATCTGGGCGCGCAGTTCGGCACGGCCAAGACGCCCAACACGCCCTTCACCACGTCGCTGGTCACTGAGTCCTATGGCGGGCCGACCGACCAGTGGGGAGGGTCTCCGACGCCCGCCATCCTGAACGATTCGAGCTTCGGGTTTGCGGAGGCGGTCGCAACCGACACCTCGCGCGTCTTTATCGGTGAGCCGTTCACCATGACTGTGGACTACGACATCGTTACCGAGGTGTCGAGCGGGATGCCCGGAGGAGTCGGCCAGTACACCGTCAACCTCGAACAGACGGTTGCCAGCGAGCAGATGCAGACGGCGACCAGCGGGAAGAGCCGCCTCGTGCCGTTCCAGTTCTCGACCGCACAGGGAGCGATTCTTGAGTTCTGCGCGGGCATTGTCCGCATCTGGGAGGGAGCCACTCAGGGGTCGTGGTCGCTGGGTCTGGCGCTGCAAGTTCCCCCGTCGGGCGTGAACTACAATCCGGCGACCACCTACGCCGCGGGCAACCTTGCCCTCGTGGGGCCGTATGTCCCATGCTCGTACTACCAGAGCGTGCCTACGCCATTCGTGCATTGGGTTCCCGATCCCAGCCACGGCATCCTGACCATCGCCTCGCCCTACGGGACGACCAACGCGAACACGGTGCCGATCACCTTCACTACGAACGGCTCGGACGCCCTCAGCGTTACCGCCACGGGCAGTTCTCCGAATCAGGGCATCAACATCGCCCTGGCGAACGCCACGGCAGCGCACAACGCGGCCCCGGCGATCCAGGCGGCGATCCGAGCACTGGTGTCACTGAACTCTCCGGGAAACAACTTCGTCGACCTGTCGGCGTGGACGGTTACTCCTGATTCGATCTATCTGGGGAGTCCGTGGATTGTGGCACCTACCGTACCACCGGGAGACTTCCGGTTCTCGATCTCGACATCCTCGGCCATCGTGCAGTGCGCAGCGCCGAACGTGGGAGATGAGTTCCCGTTTCTCTACACCGGAGCATTCAACGCCCCATATTGGGCGGCCTACAACGCCAGCGCGCAGCCGCCCATTGAACTCGCCACCCCCTACCTCGAAGGCGACCTGTTCCAACTCGACACATCGACGCAGAGCGCGGACGTGCTGTGGGTCTTCCATCCCAACTACCCGCCGGCCGTGATCGAGCGCCAGAGCGCGAACCAGTGGGCCTACAGCACCTCTTTCCCCGGACAGCAGCCGGGAGAGCCTGCGTACCGGGGTACGCTGGGCGTGGTCTCTACCGGCTACTCCGCGCTCGGCCAGTCGATCACGGCGATCACCAAGGCCAACCCGTGCGTGGTCACGATGGCTGCAACGGGCACGGTGTTCCCCGATGGAAGCCGGGTCTACATCAACCTCGTCGGCGGCATGGTCGAACTCAATCAGGGAGAGTTCATCGTCTCGAACCCCACGGTCAACGGAGATGGGACGTTCTCGATCACGCTCAACGATCCCGACACAGGAGACCCTGTGGACTCAACAGGGTTTCTTGCCTACGTCAGCGGCGGGTTCGTGGTGCAGGTCGCGCCACTGTTCGCGGCTCCGGGCGACTACCCGGCGTGCGGCACGCTCTACCAGCAGCGGCTCTGCGTCGGCGGAAGCGACAACAACCCCACGCAGATGAACGGATCGGTTGAGGACGACTACCCGGACTTCATCTGCGATCCCAACGCGGACGACTACGCGATCCAGTTCCGGCTGGTATCGAATCAGGTCAACCAACTGCTCAACATGATCGGTACGCCCAATGCCCTGCTGATCGGAACCTCCGGCGGCGTGTGGGTGATGGAGGGATCGAACGGATCGTCCCTGAGCCAGACCAACGTGAACGCCGCGATCCAGTCCTCGATGGGCGTGAGCTTCTTGCAGCCGCAACTGGTGAACGGGTCGGCGATTTTCGTCTCACGGTCGCAACGCATCGTCACGTTCCTCGTGTTCAACTTTGTCAGCAACACATGGGAGAACAACGACCTCACGCGGTTGAACCGCACCATCACGCTGGGGCCGAGCGAAGCGCAGTCCGGCATCGCACAGACGGCGTTCCAGATGGAGCCGTACCCCATCTTCTGGGCGGTGCGCAACGATGGGCAGTTGATCGGTCTGGTCTTCAACACGCAAGACCAGGTGTACGCATGGTTCCGCGTGAACATGCTGCCCAATGGCGGCACCATAGAATCGGCGGCGGTCATCAGCGGCTCAGGGCAGGAAGACCAGCTCGCCGTGGTGGTCAAGCGCACCATCAACGGGGTCTCGCAGCGGTTCGTCGAGTACTTCATGCCGCAGGAACTCTTCGGCCAGTTGTCCAACGCCTTCTTCGTGTACTGCGGGCAGCAGTTTCAGGGTGTGGGGCCAAGCGCGATCACTGGCATCACCAACGCCGCACCTGCCGTGGTCACTGATCCGGGTCACGGCTTCTCGACTGGAATGACGGTCTCGATCCAGAACGTGCAGGGCATGACGGGGGTGAACACCGATCCCACAGAGGCATGGACGATTACCGTCATTGACGCGAACCGCTACTCGCTCAACACCTCCGACACCACCGCCATGCCTGCGTACGCCGGCGGAGGGACGGCGATGCAGGTAGTCGGTCAGATCTCCGGCATGAGCTACCTGCTGGGGAACTCGGTTGTGGCTGTGGGCGACGGCGCGCTCATCTTGCAGCCCACGGTGGTCACGAGCGATACGATCACGTTCCCCTACTACGCAAACCTCATCACCATCGGCCTGCCGTACCAGTACACGCTCCAGCCGACGAATCCTGTGCTCGCGCAGCCGGGATCGACCACGCGGAGTATGCCGCAAAAGATCAACCGCATCTCGCTCTCGCTCTATCAGGCGATGGGCGGATGCTTCGGCGAAGACCGCGACCACATGTACCCCATCACCTACGGGCCGGGGACGATGGGCAAGCAGCCGCAGATGTCCACCTTCGATTCCATCGTGCGCGACACGGACTGCGACTGGAGCGAGCAGAGCACCTTCCTCGTCACACAGGATGATCCGTTGCCATTTACGCTGCGCGGTATAGTCTTTAGATTGTCAGCCAATCAGGATTAGCATGATCGAAATTGTGCAGTTGACCAGAGCGCATCTCTACTGCCTTCCGCTACCGGTGGGCGTGGACATACGCGCCTACTTCTCCCCCGGAAGCGCGGCCCTGTGTGTCTTGGAGGATGGAGAGCCTGTGTTCGCGGGCGGGATCGTCAACATGGAGTGGAGTAGGGGAGAGGCGTGGATGCTGCCCACGCCTTTCTTCCGCGCGAAGCCTCTGACCTGCCTGCGTCACCTGCGCGAGTGCCTTCCGGTCATGGCTTCGGACTACGGATTCGAGCGCGTGCAGGCTACGTGCGTCACGGGCGTGCCGCGCAAGTTCTTCGAGCTGCTCGGATTCGCCTACGAAGGTACCCTGCGAAAGTTCGGGCCAAAGGGCGAGACGTGCGACCTGCACTGCCGCATCTTCGAGGTGGCCCCATGACGCCTCAGACCACGGCGGGCGCAACCTTCGGGCTGGGCGTGTTGTCGTCTGCCATCGGCGGCTTCGGCAAGTACGAGCAGGGCCAGCAGGAGAAGTCCGCCGACGACTACAACGCGGATATTACGCTGCTCAACACTGCGAACAAGGTGCAGGCAAACCAGCAGCAATTCACGGCGCTCATCGGGAAGCAGGCAACTGCCTACGCCGGGGCAGGAGTTGATATCGCATCCGGGTCGGCGCTCCTTGTTATGGCTGCGACCGCAGCGCGCGGGGCGCAACAGGGCGAGCAGATCGAAGAGGCGGGCACGGAAGAGGCGGCACTGCAACGCTACTACGGAAAGATCGCGGCGTTCGGCGGGACGATGGCGGGCATCGGATCATTCCTGAGTGGAATCTCCACCGCCGCCTCTGCGTATAGCAGAACCACCAGCAATCCTATCCCAACCGCAGCGGGGCCAACTGGCATCTGGCAGGGGAGCTAACGTGCCCAGAGTTCCCGGTGTCCCCACGCTCGATCCGGTGAACCTCCCGACCGAATCTCCATCGGAGGCGGGACGGGCCGGAGAAGCTATATCCAGCCTTGGAGCATCTGGGCAGGACGCGGCTCTCACTGGCCTAGACCTCGACCTCTTTCTCAAGAAGGCGCAGGAGAGAGTTGACGTGATCGCCGCGGGGAACGAATTGCAGGCGGCAGACGACGCCTACCAACTTCAACTCAAAAAGACGCAGAACTCCCGCGACATACCTAGCGTCATGCAGAGCCAGAACAGCACCCTCAACGAAATTGCGAAACGGTGGTCTACGTCACCAGCTTCGGTAGCGATCCAGATGAACGCCGACAGCCTGCGCTCTCGCGTCGAACTCATGGGACAGGGCCGCCAGTACCTTCTTATGGGGGACGAGGGGAGAACACAACTGAAGCAGCAGTCTCTGACGCTCACGCAAGACTACGCGGGTGCGATGGCGTTAGGAGATACCGCGAAGGCATCGGCGGCGCAGGCCACCTACTATAAGTCGGTTGATAGTCTCGTGCAGTCGAACCTCATCGGAGATGTAGAGGCGAATGACATAAAGAGGCAATTCCGGCAGGACGGGCAGGAGCTTCAGATCAAGAACGCCATTACCAACGCCTCGCCGGAGGTCAACCAGAAGGTCTACGACCAGATCACGCAGCATCGCGAGATGTTTCCCGACGTTCCGCAGGAGGCACTCGACACCTACAAGGGGCAGGCGCTAGAGGCGGTTGAGTCGCACATCAAATATCAGGATTGGGCCGAAGGGCAGTCCGCGCTCAGGACACAACTCGTGCCCAAGATTCAGCAGTTCACGAACCCGGCAAACGGACGCTTCGACGAAGCTGGGGCGTTGACCGACAATGCTGACCGCCTCGCGCGCGGAGAGATCACCGAAACGCAGTCTCAGGTTCTCGCCGCCGGGTTCAACTCGCACGCCACGCAGTTGAACGTGGGGCTGAAGCAGCAGGCGGAGAAGACGAAGAACGACGTGGTAGACCTCTTCCACAAGAACGAGTACACGCAGGCCAGCGCCATGCTCGCGGCGCACAAGGACGACCCGGAGTTCGAGGACTTCTATGAGGGACTGACGAAGTACGGCGACCAAGTGCAGCGCGAGCGGCGGGCAGAGGGCCGCGAAGAACTCTTCATGGAGAAGCAGATTTCGCAAGAGCAGTCCAGTGAGACGCTCGGTAACATCCTCTCTGCGCTTGCGCAGGGCCACACCTTCACAGACGCGCAGATGTACGGCATGGCCGGAGAGGGCAAGGGCAAGATGAAGTCCTCCGACGTGATGGAGGCGATCCGAGCGAGCAAGGCTTACGAGTCCGACCCCAACACCCAGGCGGCGGTGAAACTATTGAACGACAGCTTCCCGGTCACCGTGCTACCGCGCACCGCCACAGCGCAGGAAGTCGCAGCGGCCGCCACACCGAATGCGCGGCAGACAAAGCGCATGGCGCTGACGTACCAGCAGTGGCAGGAACGGGTCAACCAGAACCCCACCGAAGACAAGGTGGCGGCGATGAAGGACGTATTGCAGCCCGCCGTTCAGGAGCAGATCAGCGACCAGATCAACCAGCTATTCGGTGCCGAGGCTCCGAAGAAGTCCATCTCGGACAGGATTGGCGGGTTCTTCTCTTCGCTCATTGATCCGGCCCCCGGCTCACCGGGCGCAAAGAAGGAAGCCGCTGCTCAGGCCATCGTCCAGCATTCGCCAAGCACAGGCAAGGATCGCTACTCGACAGACGGAGGGAAGACATGGCACCCCGGCAAGCCTCCGCAGTAGCCGACCCGACCGATTGGGAGACTGTCCAGCCGGACGACTGGCAGACGGTGACCCCGGCCAGTGTTCCACGTGGAACACTCCCTCCCAACACCGGACAGGATGCGTGGCAGGCAGGCGTCCACGGCAACATGCTGAAGATCGACCCCGGTACGGCGTACCAGAACCGGGACGAGATCGACACGCAACTCCGCTCCATCGGAGGAGACTACGATTCGATGGATCTTGACCCAACCATCGAGAACGACGTGAAGGTGGGGTGGGAAGAGTCCATCTTCGGCCTGCATCACCGCGAGGCTATGCCGGAGGAGATTCGCAACCCCGGCCTGCTCGACAAGTTCGTGTCGGGCGTGACGGAGATGGTGGCTGACCTCCCGTTCTACATTGCCGGCGGACTGGCGGGGGGTGCGGCGGGCGGAGCCGCCGGGTCGGAGGTGCCGATCGCGGGCAACATCACCGGTGCGGGACTCGGTGCGGCGGCGGGCGGGTTTGCTCTGCCGGCTGCTTTGCGTGAAGTGCTGGTACAGGGCATCAAGAACGGGGACGTGAAGGACTTTCCTGACCTGCTGCGGCGCGCCGGGGCAGTGACGTGGGCTGCAACCAAGGGCGCGGTGACGGGCGCTGCGACGGAGTTGGCTGGCGGGCTGCCCGTGGGCAAGTTGGCTGGCCCTGCTGCCACAGCGGTCAAGGGACTGTACCAGGCGACGGCCCTGACGACCGCTGCCGACCTGCTCGACGGCAAGCTGCCCAGCGCCCAAGACTTTGCAGGCAACGCCGCGCTCATCATCCCACTGAACCTCATCGCCCACGGCCTGCCACTGCGCAAGGGAGAGGCACAGCAGGCCACGATGGACGTGTACGCCAAGGACGGCACCACGCCGGAGGAGACGGCCACACGGCTCGCCGCGCAGCCCCCGGTAAAGCCTGACGCCCCGCCGGGACTCAGGCCCGCGATTGAGGTGCAGCACGGCTTCGGAGCGGGCTTCATCGAAGGTGACGAGGACGAGAGCCACGCGGACGTGGCCGAGCGCGTGCTGGCGAAGAAACCCGTGTCGCTGGAGCAGCTTGAGGCCGACCCCACGAAGGCTGACGACGTGCTGGACAATCCGGCTATCCACGAGCAGGAAGTGATTGATAAGGCGTGGGAACTGAAGTCTCAGGCCATCGAATCGGGCGATGTTCCACGTGGAACATCCGAGGAAGGCGAGGAAAAGCCCCTCTCGATCAACGACCTGTACGACCGCTCCGCCATGAAGTCAGGCCGGGGCTTCGTCACCCCGGACGGCAAGTTCCTCTCCCGCATGGAAGCCCGCAAGTGGATGAAGGACAACGAGCCTGACACGCACGAACTGTGGCTACAGGAGCAGGACGGCGACAAGCAGGCCGAACTCCACGCGGAGGACTATCAGGCTGCGCGCCAGAGGGCGCAGGCGCGTTCTCTGGCGGAGGGCGACCCGACCATCGCCAACGTAGCGCCGCAGAACGCCCAGCGCCTCGCAGCCGCCCGCGAGGGGCTGAATAAGATCAAGGCTGGACTCGCCAGCAAGGGCTACGGCCGGGAGGTGCTGCGGACGCTGTTTGCGGGCCAGCGGGACACCCGCATCGCGGCGACCACGCAACTGCGGGACGAGATCAAGCGGCTGATCCCCGACTACCGCGACCAGGAGGCCCTGAGCATCCTGCGGGACTACAAAGGCACGCCCGACAAGTTGGCCGCCGATCTGGAGCAGATTCGCAACGGCGACTCGGAACGCCTGAAGGGGCTGATCCCGTCCATCGAGCGGGCCATAAATCCCTCGCCTGAACTGCTGGAGGCCGACCAGCGGTTGACCGCCTACTATACCGCCGCGCTCGACGAAGGCAGGCAACTCGGCTTCATGGAGTCGAGCATTGACCCGTCGCACTACTCGCCCCACATCCTCACGCGGATTCTCGAAGGCGAGCAGCCGAAGGGCACGGGCAGCGCGATCATGGCCAAGAGCACGCCGTTCGCCAAAGAGCGTGCCTACCCTACGATCCTCGACGCGCTCAAGACCGGCAGGCTCGACGCCCGCACGGTGAACGCCGTCGATGCGCTATCGGTGTACGGAGACCGCCACGCGACCGTGGCGGCGACGAAGCTGCTGGCGACCGAACTGAAGAACACCGACCTCGGCAAATACGGCACGCAGGACGGCCACCCGGACGGCTGGGTGGAGATGGCACCCGGCCAGCGCGCGTTGCAGGCCCGCGAGCAGTCCTTCTACGTGCCGAAGGAAGTTGCCGACGCCATGCGCCCGCTGTTCGAGCAGGGCTTGGCGGGCACGAAGCTGGCACCGCTGCTGAAGTCGCAGGGCTACGTCAAAGGGCTGGAACTGGGACTGTCGCTGTTCCACGTCAAGGCGCTCGGCATCACCGCGTTCAACAACATGGGGCTGACCGAGTTCACGAAGGCGATGGCGTCCGACCTGAAGTCCCCGGAGTTCGCTTCGGCGGAGCGCGAGTGGGCAGCAGACGGCCTCACCACAGCCAAGACGCAGACGCCCTACGAGGCATATGAGGGCCTGAGCAAGTCGAGCATCCCTACGGGCTTCGACAAGCTCGCCAACGCGCCTGTGGTCAAGCAGGTAGACGCGGCGTTCAAGGCCACCACGGAGTTCACCTTCGACGTGGTGCAGCGCAAGTTCAAGGTGATGGACGCCTCACTGAAAGAAGCAGCGTGGCGCTCGAAGCACCCAGAGGCCACGAACGAGGAAATCTTCGCCACGCGGCGTTCCATCGCCAAGGAAGTCAACTCGGCCTACGGTGGCCTGAACTGGGACGTGCTTGGAACCGGAAAAACGGTGCGCGACGTGAGCCGCCTCTTCTTGCTAGCCCCGGATTGGACATTCTCCAATGTGCTCACCGGGAAGTACGCATTCGAGGGCGGCCCTGCTGGAGCTGCTGCGCGGATGTTCTGGGCAAAGTCGTTTGCCACGGGCATCGCCATGACCGCCGCCATGAGCATCGCCATCGGCGGCAAGTATGATCCCTCGGACACGAAGAACATGGATCGCGTCTACCTCGGCACTGACGAGCACGGCAAAGAGATGTACGCGGACTGGTTCTTTGCAGGCGCTCCGAAGGACGCGATGACGCTGGCAAAGCGAGTCGCGAGCGACTCGCCGATTGCAGGCACGGCGGAGTTCGTCGTCAGCAAGGCGGCTCCGCTACTGGGTGCTGGGATGGGGCTGGCGTTCAATAAGGACGAGACCGGAAGGCCAATCTACAAGCGCAGCGACAGCGGCCCGAAGAAGGCCGAGAAGCAGGGCGAGTACGCCGCTGGGCGCGTAGTACCGATCACCGGAGTCAGCGCCGTCGAGACGGTAACGCAGGCGCTCACCGATCCCGACCACGAATACTCGTACCGCGATCTACTGGAACTCGCGGCGGATTCTATGGGGTCGCCTACAATCCACGAAGGCGCATCAGGCGGAGCATCGACTAAGCCGCAGACTCTCCCCGGCATGACCAAGCGCAGCGCGACAAAGAAGTTTTCGATCAGGAGATGACATGCGGACGGTGAACGTATACGACAGGATCGACGTTGGCGGATGCGACTCTTGGACGCACATCTGGGCGTGCATCTGCGCCGAGTTGGGAATCGAGGAATAGTGGACGACCCCAAGAGCAAGAGCGTGTGCATCGTGGACAACGGCCTGTTCGCAGAACTGGCACGCACGCTTTCGCGCAGCTTCGGCAAGGTCTATTACACCTCCCCGTGGGTGGCGGACTTCCCCTCCAGCGCCAAGACGGAGATCGGCGAGGGCTTCCCTGAGTACGAGCGGGTGAAAGACATCTGGAGCATTATCGACGAGGTTGACCTGTTCGTGTTCCCCGACCTGCACAACGGCCCCTTGCAGGAATATCTCGCCGACAAAGGCAAGCGCGTGTGGGGCGCGCGCAACGGAGACGAACTGGAGACGGCCCGCACGGAGGCCAAGGCATACTTCAAGACGCTGGGCATCCCGCAGGCTCCCTACGAAGTGGTGCAGGGCATGACAGCCTTGCGGAAGTACCTCAAGGGCCGCGAGGACAAGGTGTGGGTGAAGATCAGCCTGACCCGTAACGACACCGAGACATTTCCCGTCGAGGGCTACGAAGGCTCGAAGAACCGTCTGGACAAGTTTGCCGCGGAGCTGGGGCCGGCGGCGGAGCAGATGGAGTTCATCGTCGAGGACGACCTGCCCGAAACGCTCGACATTGCCATTGATACGTACTCGGTGGACGGAAAGTTTCCGGCAATGGCCCTGTTAGGCACGGAGAAGAAGGACGAGGGCTACATCTGCGTGGCGAAGCCCTGGGCAAAGATGCCGGAGGACCTGGTGAGCATCTACGAGGCTCTGGCTCCGACGCTCGAAAAGTATGAGTACCGCCAGATGCTCTCGCTGGAGTCCCGCATGGGTGGCGATACGACGTACCTGTGCGACCCATGCTGCCGGGGAGGGTCGCCTCCATTCGAGCTGCAACTGAACATGATCTCGAACCTCGCCGAGATCATGCGGCAGGGAGCGGACGGAAAACTGGTCGAGCCAAAGTTCTCTGGCAAGTACGGCGCGCAGTTCATCGTCGAGTCGAAGTGGTCGATCAATAACCCGCTGCTGGTCGAGTTCCCGGATAAATACCGCGAGCAGATCAAGTTCCGCTACGCTACCATGTTCGGAGACGAACTCTGGATCATGCCGCAGAAGTCAGACACGCCCGGCTTCGCTTCCGTGGTCACCACCGGAGAGTCGCTGGACGCCTGCTTTGCCGAGGCGCAGGAGATCGCCGAGCAGATCAAGGGCATTGGGGTGGAGTGCTGTATAGGCTCCGTGGACGGGCTGAAAAAGAATCTCGAACAGTTCTCGGAGTGGGGGGTAAAATTCTGACCGTGAGGAAACTTATGAAACGAAAGATTCTCGCACTCCTAGCTGGGATGCTGATGCTGCCTGCGTCCGTGTGGGCTGCTGGCACCTGCAAGGTCAGCAACGTGACCAGCACGCAGAACGCCAACAGCCGCGTGCCTGACGCTGAGACGGTCATCATCACCCTGACCTGCACGGCGGACGCCTCGGCGCACACCTACCCCTCGACGAGCATCCCGTTGACCGGCTCCTACCCCGTGGGCGGCATCCTGAACGCCTACAACTTGACCGGATACGTGCTCTATCAGGTTGGGCAAACGCCGGGCACTACGGAGCCAACGGCGAACTACACGGTCACGATCACCGACGCGGACGGCTTCGCTCTGGACTTGGGGCTGCTGACATCAAACGGCAGCGCGAGCGCAGCGCAGCTTACCTCGATCACGAGCGCCACGACCGGACGCCCTGTGGTGCGCAGCGCATTGACTGTGGCGATCACCGGCAACAGCGTCAACTCGGCGCAGATCACCCTCGACCTGATATTCAAGTCGAGTCCGAGCGTGGCATCGGGAAGTGGCAGCGGCGGTTCTACCGGGCAGGCGGTGACGTTCAACAATAGTGGCTCTGGGGCGGCGAGCGGAGCCACATTCAACGGTTCCTCGCCGGTTACGGTTAGCACGAACACAATTGGAGCGGCAGCATCGAATGCCTCCACTACGGTCAACGGGCAGACCTGCACGCTGGGTTCGATCTGTGGCAATCAGATCGCGCAGATAACCGTGTCAGGCAGTACGACGACCAACATCACCTTCACCAGCATCCCAGCGACGCCATTCCCACACCTCAAGCTCTCGTGCCATCTGAGAACTAACGTTGCCCAGGCTTACGACGACATCTTCTTCCAGATCAACGGCGATACAGGGAACAACTACGACTATGGGTATGTGTTCGGCGGGTACGGGGCAGGCTCAAGCTACTCATCGTCCAACGGCTCCATTACCGCTGGAGCCAATGGAGACATCGGCAACGCGACCGCCGCAAGCGATCAGGCGAATTCTTTCGCTCAACTTGATGCAGTATTCGACGACTATGCCAACACCTCATTTTTCAAAACGTGGGTCTCGCAGGGAGAACGCAGCAACATCAACACCGGCGGGGAGATTTTGACGCAGAGTTTTCATGGCCAATGGAGAAACACAGCCGCAATTACAAGCATCAAGTTGTACCCCGCGACCGGCCCTGACTTTCTTGCTGGAAGCGTATGCACGCTCTCTGGGGCAAACTAGCGGTCATCCTCTACGAGTACAGGTAAATGCCAATGCGTCTCTTCTCGAAGATCGCTGCACTCGCCACCCTCGTACTCGCGGCCTCTGCCCATGCCACGGTCGTCAGCCAAGCCACGAGCGTGACCTTCACTTGCACGGGCAGCGTAGGCCCGTATCCTTTCACGTTCTCTGTCAGCGCGGCCAATGCGATCACGGTGACCCAGAACAGCGTCGTCCTGCCATCGAGCGCCTACGCCGTCAAGCCGGTCAATAACAACTACGACAACGGGGGCAGCGTCACGCTAAACTCCGCGTGCCCCAACACGCAGACGCTAGTCGTCTCGCGTACCACTCCGCTCACGCAGACCACGGTGTTCACCGACAACATGCCTACGCCGCAGAAGTCGATTGAGAACGGGCTGGATAAGCTGACCGAGATCGCACAGGAGTTGGGCAAGAACGGCACCTCCCCCGGCGGGGTGAGTGCGGTGTCAGTGGCAACCGACGGAGGCTTTCAGGGCAACGTGGTCAATCCGACGACCACGCCCATCATTCACGTGAGCACGGATTCCTCGCACGTTCTTCCCATCAACACCGGAAACGGCTCTGAGTTCCTCAGCAACGCCGGGACGTACTTGACGCCACCCGGCAGCGGCACGGTCAACCCTGCCACGCAATACAGCATGGGGTACTACCCGAACGCCGGCAGCACTACGACGGTTGGCGGAGATTCGAGCGTCACCACGGACGGGAGCGGAAATTTCACCGCCAAGAGCGGTACATTCACCGGCACGGGAACACAGGTCACCCTTCCTGCGACCAGCGGAGGGCTACCGTCCCCTACGTCAGGAAAGGCATCCATCAATACCGATGCTTCGGCGATTGCGAACCTATCGCAGGATGGTGGCGCTTATTCTCCTATCGCAAGCTACCTGACCTTCGCATCTCCACCTCCCATCGGCAATACGACGGCAATTCCCTATAGTGCTACCAGTGGAAACCGCGCCAGTAATCTAAACTATACCCCCGGATCGACGGGCTACTTCGGCGGAGGAGGATTCGGAAACATTGCGGCCTTCAATGACGCGACGTGGGCCAACGGGAATCCATCGCTCTCTGGGTATTTCTCTCTAGGTCAGAGTTCGGGCAAGGCAGGCGGGCAGACCTCCAACAACTACTTTGTCGAAGGCAAATACGACACGCTGCAATTCTGGGCGACGAATTATGCGACGGCCGGCGGAAAGGCCGCACTGTCTGGGTACTTCACTTGCTCGGGTGTGGGCGACTGTCTGAACCATGACGAATATTTCGCCATGTCCGGCGACTGCATGTGGGCCAGCGATCAGTGCGGACAGCATGAATATCAGTATGGCGGGGAAGGGCCGATCCCGACACTGACACTCTCGACGCATACCAGCAGCCCCGACACGCTGACCTTCAGCGGCATCAGTTGCGGCGGCTTCAACATTGCGGGCCAGAAGTGCTTTCCTGGACCGGGCGAGTGGATCACCGGAAATACGGCGACCACAGGCGAATTCAACGGCGCGAGCACGGCATTCTCCGTGGGCGCGGTGACGTGGATCAACCAGCTTTCGACCACAGGGGCCACGCTTCCGACCACCTCGGTCTACGGCTATTCCACCAGCACGACGGTCAACACGAACACCAGCTTCGGTACGCCCGTCGCAGAGACGATTACGTTCTCCGGCGGGTCGGGGTCATTCACTTCCGGCGGCGGAGATTCGGTCTGTGTCGTCGGCAACGGCACTCAAGGCTTCGTAGAGGAATCTGTAACCACATCGGCTACAGGAAGCTCACCAACACAGACGATCCATCTGCCCTTGGTCTTCCCTATCGTTGGCAACGTCTACGTCTCGAAGGGACACTGCTACATCATCGGGTTCGACACTAACCTGAGTCTGAACGGGCAGCACACCGCCTACATCGGCCTGCCTTCCGTGGACGGAACTAACCTGCCTTACACGACCGAAGCGTTCGGCAACACCGATGCGTTTCCGATCCCGCAGACAGGCTTGGAGCCGGAGACCACAGACGGAACCTCGAACGCGGCGTTTCACCTCTTTCAGGCTGCGCGCATCTGGTACAACAACACCTCGACCTGCAATACCTATGAGCAGTGCCTGGTGAGCACAGTCGTTGCGCCGAGCGGCATCACCTATACGGGCAGCATGACGCTGCTGAATCCGCATCTCGACAAGACGATTCACAACATAAAGTTCAACTACCAGAACTGCGACACGCCCAGCGTGCAGGGATGCAGCGCGTGGGTCTTGGGAGCTGGCGGACAGGGATTCGCGTCTACGAGTTCCCTTCTCAATATGTTCAACAACAACGGGCTGGGACTTTACTACAACCCCAGCACCGGAGCACGCACTGGAGTCGATCCGCCCAACCTGATCGACGCGAACTCCGGCAGTACTTCTGCGCCAGGAGTTTTCAACGACGACATCTATCAAGAATCGGCACCGCACGGATCTTTGTTCGAGATACAAAACCATCTCGGATCGTGGCAGCATACCTACGGAATTATTACGGAGGACGCGGGCGGATCGGATCTGATTCAGGACTATCAGAACGATGAGTTCCATATCACCAACGGGGGTTTGCGTGTCCAGCAGGTGATCCATGCTGACGGTGGGTGTGTGGGCTGCGGCAGTTCCGGCATCTCCGGCCTTACGGCGGGGTATATCCCCAAGGCGGGAAGCGCGACAACCATCACTGCGAACTCGCATCTCGACGATGGCGTGACAACCAGCAGTACGATTACGGATAGCGAATCATTCACAGTCGGCACTGGAGGCACGCCTGTACTTTCGGCTGTTCCGGGAACCGGAGTCGTCCTGAATCAGCAGCTTTCCGGCACAGACTCCTTCCAGTTGCAGGGCAACTACCCCACCGTAGGAATGCTCATCAACAATCAGGCGGCGGGCGGTGCGGCGTATGACATCACCGCCGCCAATGATGGCGTAATTTACTTCGGCAAGCATGGCGTAGCATGGACGACCGCGATCACAAATGCTTACATCTCCCAGCCCAGCACCTATGTGTATGGCTGGTCTTCGGGTGCGGGCGGACCCGGTTCGAGTACACCGGACACAGGGCTATCGCGTGATTCAGCGGGCAAGGTTGATGTTGGCAATGGCTCTGCTGGCGACACCAGCGGGACGCTCAAGGCCGCAACCGGCACCTTCGGCACAGCGCTGACGGTGGGTGGCAACAATGTGTGTCAGTCCACGGGCACTAACTGCCCAGCTTCAGGCATGGTCTATCCCGGCGCTGGCGTACCAAAGTCAACAGGTTCAGCGTGGGGGACGAGCTATAGCGTGACTGGCGGAGGGGCGTTCGTCGCCACCGCTTCGGGCGCTCTGAACAACGGCCACTTGGCATCATGGGTGACTTCCGGTGGCGGGGATGATGTTACCGACTCCGGCGTCACCGCTTCTAATGTCTTCTCCCTGCGCGGAACGGTCACCTTCACGACGGCGACCACGGATTCGGCAACCATCACGGGCGTCACGTCATCATCGAACTGCGTCTTCTCGCCGACCAATTCCACGGCGGCGGCGGCGACCACCATTGCCTACATCTCTGCCGTGAGTGCCAACACGGTGACCTTTACCCACGTAGGAACCACAGCCAGCGGGGGAACGGAGAACATCGCATGTACCGTAAACTGATTCCCGCCCTTCTTCTCTTCGCACCGCTGCTCCATGCGCAGACGTGGGTCACCATCGTCCCCTCCACGCAACAGACGCTACAGACGGTCGTTACCGTTCCGGCTGGAGATACTTACCAGCAGGTCGTTCTGCCCTCCTGCCCGCTGGCGAGTCCTCCAGCCTACGCTCCAATCACTGTGACCGTGCAGACCAACGTGGTGGACTACCCCGATGGAGCGAATGGACGCCCACCCGATTCCTGCCCGCGATATGCCAAGGTGTTCCAGATTGCCGAGACTGCCGTGCAGCAGACGATCAACTGGACGATCAACGGCGTAGCGCAGCCTCCAGTGACGGTTCCGGCTTTGCCTGCGCCGCCGGTGACTGTAAGCAAGCAGTGGTGCGTAACGGCATTGCCTACTGTGTGCTTCTCCCTAATGAGCGACGGGACGTTTCAGTTGAACGGAACGGCGGTAGCGATCAAGGAGACGAAGTGAACGAATTTGAGAAGCTCGAACAGCGAAGAGACGGGACTAGAAAGTGGCTGGAAGACAACCATCCCTCCTGCTTCTCGGAACAGCTTCATCTGAATGATGGCAGCACTGAGCGGGCCTACTGGCACTACGGCTACATGGTAGCCCTCACAGACGCCCTTCGCCTGCTAAGTTCCCCGGCTGAGGTGAAGCAATGAAGCGCCTTATCCCACTCGTCCTGCTACTCTGCGCCCTGCCTGCGTGCGCAGAATACTTCCCTCTGTTCCCGAAGGCCGTCCATCCTCAAGTGATGCCGCCTGCCAGTGCCCTGCAACTGTGGCTGGCGAATTGGGCCGTCGATCCGGTAAACGGTGGGCCACGTCACTCTGCTTCTTCTGTGGGCGTGACGGCAGACTGTACAGGACTAGGGACTACACCATTCAATCCGTCGGGCGGGCAGAGCCAAGCATGTCCCTTCTCCGATCCGCGTTACCTCTATTCCGATCCGTGGCAGTACGCCAACATTGGCTGGGTGATCTCCGGTGGGGATACGGTCATCTTCTCGAACTTCTCCACGGAATCAACAGCAGGGCGCATCTCTGGGGCCGATTCTCCCAACTGTCCCGGCGGAGTCCCTGATGGGCAATTCGGCTGCGGCATCGGTGCGTCAATGGAGCCGCCGGACGTGCCTTCCGGGACGCTGGGGAATCCTACGATCCTCGAAGGCTCGAACTTCGCCTCCTGCGGAACGACGATTACCTACATGAATCATGTCCGGCAAGTGCCTGATTCAAGCAAGACGGCTTACCTGCTGGCAATCAACTACTCCGGGCAATATCACGCCTTGGGCCTGACGGGATCGCAATATGTCACCATCCGATGCTTAGACCTCTTCGGTAACGGAGGGACGGACAGAAACAACACAGCCTACGGAATTCAGGCAGGCTACGGCTCACCGACGAACGGCAATATCGTTCTGCAAGACGTAGCGATCCACGGCTTTCAATCGAAGGGACTCATCGGCTCCATCGGTGGGCCGTGGACGATGACGCGTGTGTGGGTTTACATGAACGGCCAGACCGGGCTGGACTTCGACCCCGGTTCAGGGCAAGTCTCCAGCGGGTCACTCACGGCGTCCTATCTAGGAATCGACTGGAGCGGGTGCGCTCAGTCTCATCTGCCGTTCACAACCGCAATTCCGATTGCCTCGCAGGGCTGCTACGACGACGTTTCCGGAGGGCAGGGAGACGCAATCGGCACGCCGACAAGCCCCTTCCCGTTTAGCTGCAACTACTGTTACTTCACGCTCAACACGCAGGACGGACCGGATTTTGGGCATGGCATTGGCACGCCGCTGTCTATCACGAACTCGTACTTCTTCGGCAACATGGGCGGCAACATGAAGTCCGGCCCGCAAAGTTCTGAAACGTACATCAACAATCTGGTAGTGGCGAACTGCTATCGCATGTCGCAACCGATCACCGGCACTCCGTCCGACTACAACACGCACCTCTCTGACTTCTGCCGCGCTGCCGGAGTGCAGAACTCCGCCGGGATGCTGGCTGGTGGGAATACGCAGATGATCTTCGAGCACAACACGCTTGTGGGCTATACCGGAACCGTGATGGACATGGTGTGCCAAGACTCATCGGACAACACCGTTCCGCCAATCAACTGCTCCAGCTACTCCATCACCGCGAAAGACAACATCGTTCTCCAATTCACCAACGGCGGCACGGCGACGATGTGGGACGTTTTCACCCCCACAGTTGAGGACTACAACATCGCCTACAACCTGACCTCGAATCCGTGGACAGGAAGCCACTCGCTCTACACCAACCCCACGCTAGTCAATCAGCCGCCTACTGTGTTGACCTCCGAAAGCCAGTTGGACAACTTCGACTTCAACATCCTGTCCAGCTCGCCCGCGAAGTATGCAGGCGTGACGATTGCAGGGCAGACGACGGATCAAGCTGGGAATGCATGGCACTCGCCTCCGAGCATGGGAGGATTAGAGTTTGCGGGAACACCGACTGCGGCCCAACCGACGTTCTCTCCTGCTGCTGGGGCCGTGACCAATCCCACCGTTGTGACTGCATCCACCGCGACCTCCGGCTGCGGGAGCTATATCTACTTCGACACCAACCCTACCCCGGTCACGAATCAGACGACGTACACGGTGACCACGGCGGTGACGCTCTACGCCTATGTGCATGGGTGTCCGGGATATGCAGATTCACCTGTATCAAATGGGAGTTGGACGATCTACACTCCCACGCCACCCAATGTGGGGATCAGTGGAAGCATCTCGATTTCAGGCAGCGTGACGTTGCAGTGAGGCCCAATGGAACTCAATCGCACAGCTAAAGAGCAAGCGTCTGAGATTCGCCAGCATGAGGAGCTCATGGTCTACATTGCCTCGGCGGATTACCTCTCTGAGGAAGACAAGGAGCTGCTGACCAAGGCCATGATCGAAGAGCGCAAACTGTACATCGGCTATTTGAGGGCTACCATCCAAGCTCTACGGGAGAGGCGCAATGGCCGATAGCGTCATCGGACGGATCGCCGCGGTAGAGCGCGAGATCATAAACCTCAACAACAATATGACCCGCGTTGAGACCAACTCTGACGAGCGTCATAAAGACAATCAGGCTGCGAATGCGGAACTCGGCAAGAGGGTTGGCGCAATCGAGAAGGTCGTCACATGGCTGAAAGGAGCGGCATGGGCCTTCGGCAGTATCGGGACGATTCTGGGTCTCATACTGGTAGTGCTCCAAATCTACAAGACTGTGGGCGGAAGATGACCCTCTACGACCAGACGACGCTCATCCTCACCATCTGGCGAGAGAACCGTGCCGGCGGGCAACAGGGCATGGCCAGCGTCGCCAACGTGATCCTCAACCGGGCGGCGCGGGACAACTCAGCCGTGGCCGACGAGTGCCTGAAGCGTCTCCAGTTCTCCTCGATGACCTATCCAGCCGACCCGGAGATCAGGCTTGGCCCCGACCCGGAGGACGCTGCTGATTGGGCCGCATGGCAGACAGCGGTCAATATCGCCGTACAAGCGGCCTCCGGCAACCTGCCCGACCTGACAGGCGGCGCTACGCTCTACTACGCGCCCAGGGGCATCCAGACGACGGCCACCATCGACGTGGGCGGGCAGGCCATCCCGTTCCCGCAGAAATGGGATGAGGCGGCGGTTGAATATACGGCAACCATCGCAAATCAGGTGTTCTTCCGCGAGGTGTGAGTGGTATCATTCCTGCCAGCAGAAGAGTCTGTTTTCCGGTGGCCCTCTCGCTGCGCGGCGTAGACCATGCCCTGAGAGGGCCGATTCTTCAGGAGGCCCAATGCGCGCTATCAAGTTCGGGAACTTTCGGATTGCCGTGTTGCTCGGCAGATGGGCGGCACGATGAAAGACTGGAAGAGCACAGCCGCCGGTATCCTTTCCTTCCTCGTCACCACCCTCACCGTTATCAGCGCGCTGCTTGCGGGCAACGACCTCTCCGCTGGCAACGGCGTAGGCAGCGTGCACGTCGGTACATGGGTCGTCATCGGCGTCAACGGTGGGCTGGCCCTCTGTCGCGCATGGGTGGGCCTTATCACTCAGAACGCCAGCGCGCCTGCTGTTGCTGCCGCCATCAACAATGCGGCTCAGGCTGGCCCTGCCGCCGCACCTGTAACACCCGTAGAACTCAGCACCACTCCGAAGGTGACCCCATGAAGCTCGCCCTGCTCTCCGTATGGCTCGCCCTTCCACTGACGTTCGGGTGCGGCGCCACCGCCACGACTCCGCCCGCCGCTCTCGCTCCCGGCTACACCTCGCAATTCGATCAGACGGCAGGACAGGCGCTTGCGGCGGCCCATGCCTTGGTAGCGAAGGCCACGGCGGACTACCCCACCCTGACCGCCGCGCAGCAGGCGACCGAGAAGCCCATCCTCAACGCCTTTGTCTCGGCGGTGAACGCGGCGGATACGGTCTACCTGGCCTTCCATAACGGGACGGCGACACAGGCGGCGGTACAGGCGCAACTCAATGCCGTAGCCACAGCCCAGACCAACTACACGAATCAGGCGGTGAAATAAATGCTGGCCTTCCTTCCTATCCTCACCCTCATCATCAACGCCCTTGGCACTGCCCTGCCCCTGATCCCCGGAGTGAACGCAGCAATCTCCAAGACGGCTACCGGCCTCGCTACGGGCGTGATTTCGCTGCTGTCGGGCATCGTACCCGGTGTCAGTACCTCGCAGAACGTGGTTGCAGCCCTGAGCGGCGCAGAGTCACTGCTGGCAACCCTCAAGACGGACACCACCATTGCCCCGGACAAGCTGACGCTGATTGACAACCTGATTGGCGAGATACAGGCGGCGATTGTCGCTTACGTCTCGGCGGGGACGGGATTCAGCGCGGCGAATTACTCTCAACTGCCGCCGGCGGCTTGACGCCCAGAATGAGCCTGCGGGCCTCTTCGGAGGCGCAGCAATCCAACTGAGCGATGAACTCTGGAGTGAGGCGGAGGTACGCTTTCCTCCCAGACATCCCGTAGCGCCGCATCAGCCCATGGCGTAGGATGTCGGGCTTACGGCCAACTTTGCGGTGCGGCCCGATTATGGGGTGACTCATGCCTTGCACCTCACTGCGCGCGGCTGGTGCTCGTCGCGGTGGCATTGCTGGCAACAGGTCTCCACGTTATCGTCGGTGTCACTGCCGCCACACCCGCGCGGGACGATGTGCGCCAACTCCCCCGTGTTCCATGTCACCGGACGGCCGCACCGAACGCAGCGGTAGCCGTCCCTGAAGAACACACGGCGGCGCAGGTTGGTCATGTCGTCGCCTGAGCAGCGCACGATGCCGAGCTTGCCGGTGGTGGTGGTCATGCCAGCACCTCGCGGATGGTGTCGATCGCTTCTCCGCTGACCACCATAGCCGTCGTGAACCTGAAGACACGCCATCCCAGAGAAGCGGCCAGATTCAGCTTGCGGCAGTCCTCCTCGTAGCCCTTCCCTTTGGAGTGGCGCGATTTCCCGGAAGCCGTGCCGCCATCAATCTCCACCGCGATGTTGCGACTTCCCCACGCAAAGTCCAGACGATACTTCCGGCCAGCGTGGAACTGTAGTTCCCGCACCGGATTCAAGTTGTAGCAGGCGCAATGCTGGGCGAACAGCTCCTCGCCTGTGCTGAGTGCTTTCGGGACGCTCATGCGTGACCACACTTTCCGTCCTCCACCTCGGAAAGGATCGTAGAGTCGCTGGCGATGTAGTCCACGGCTATCATCCAGAGTGCCTCGGACCGGCTGGCGCATCCCCGCGCCATCGCCTTCGCCAGAGCACCCTCTACGTCCGCGAGCTGGGTCTCATTCAGCGGCACTCGGAACACGGCGTCCTGCTCTAAGTGCTGACCGGGGAAGGTGCGCTTGATGGTCTCGACGAACGCCTCCTTGCGCTGCGTCTTGGCGGCGGCGAGCACCTCCGGGCGTTTGCGTACCCCGCCGCTCATCTTCTTCATGGTTTGGATGTTGGCGTGGGGGATCTGCGCCAAGTCCTCCGCTGGCACGTCCGACAGCTCCTCCACGTCGCGCATGGCCTGGTAGCAGGTGCTGTAGGCCCGTGGCGCGCAGAAGTGTATCCAGCGGGCCAGCGAGCGGCAGGGCAGGCCGTCTGCGTCCGCTACATGCCTCCAGAGCATCCGTTTGGCTACGGCCTGCACCATGAGGCCCAGCGCCGCGTAGCGGACGTGCTCCTCCTCGTCCCACTGCCGGACGCGGGTGCTGATGAGGTCGGCGGCTTCAGGGTCGGGCAGGCTTGCGTAGTCGATCATGCGGTCTCCAGATATTGCGAAGCGATGATGCGTTCCATGTGGCGGCTGAGGAGCGCTTGCAGATGGCTCACGTCCTCATGCGGTTGGCGAGATGCCATGAGCTGCGCGACGGCTACGGCGGTGTCGATATCCCGGCCGCGAGTATGGTAACCCTCCTCCTGAAACTGCGCTATCAGGTTGCGGATGCGCTTGCGGTAGGCCTCGGACTGAGCGGGCGGCGTCAGGTCACGCCACATGTAGAGCGAGGTCGCCTTGCCGCAGGTAGGGCAGCAGAGCGGGTCACGCCTCGAGCGATTCGCCAAGGTGCTCCTCCCATTCACGCCGCTCTTCCTCCGCTTTCTGCTTGAGGAACATGCGCTGCCTGTTCGACACGGCCCCATGCTCGGCTTTGCCTAGAGCCTCCAGGTTCTCTCCGTAATCTCCGCAGTCTCAAGTACTTCTTCGAGTCCACGCGCACCCCGCCGGCGAACTTAGCCACGGAAAAGTTCCTCCTGCTCAGAGGGTTTCTCAGCTTGCGGCAAGGGCTTCTCGTAACACGGGATGCAGTAGCCCAGCCTCCGGTCAGAGACGGTGTGCGGCGTCATCTTGCCACACTTGTTGCACCATGCCGACGCCTCTATCGTGTCGCGCGTGTAGTGGTGTCCCATCAGGCCCTCCCCGCAAAGTGCCTGTCCAGCGCCGCGCTCACCATGCCTCTGGTCGCCCCGTTGGGTATCGGTATCCTCAGCTTACGGCACAGACTGACCTGCTTCTCGCTGGGGCCAGCTTCGCGCCAGCGGGCCTCCCGCATCAGAACGGCCCTGTCTACCACCCCAGCCCCCAGCACGGCTCCATCGGCAGCGTTGAACGCGCCAGCGAGGTTCTGTGCGGCGATCTCGACCGGCTTGCCGCCCACCTGCCCCCGCACCCACCACTCGCCCAGCAAGTCAGCCGACAGCGTGACCCGCCCCCGGCCCACGGGGAGCACGTAGGCGTCTCCCTGCTTCGTCCATGCAAGCTCCGTGAGGCGCGAGACCTCCGGCGGGTAGGAGACCTTGAACAACTGGATGTGCTCGGCCATCGTCTTCAGCTCGTCCAGATTGCGCAGGTCGGCGATGTTGGCCGTGGGGAACTCGGCGGCGACCCGTTCCAGCTGCTCACGGGCCTTGGTGAACCTCTCGCCCTTGAGGTCCAGGTCCTTCGGCAGCCCCAGCAGGCTCGACACGGTGCAGAGGTCGTGCTTCGAGGCAGTGTCGCACACATCCAGAACCAGGAGATCGTCCTTCCCTTCGGCGATGCGAGTTCCTCGGCCTACCTCCTGCGCATAACGCACGAAGCTTTTGCGTGGCGCTGCAAGCACAATGCACGAGACAAATGGATCGTCGTAGCCGATGCCCAGCAGTTGCGCGCAGCAGGTTACCGGGTAGCTCCCTGCCTTGTGCGCGTCGATCTTGGCCTGCCGGTGAGGATCTTCGCCCCACACCGCCTTGGCGTCGATACCGTGGGCCTGGAAGGTAGCTGCGAGGTCGAGCGCGTGCTGCACGTTCGCGGTGAAGCAGATGGTACGGCGCTCCCATGCGTGCTTCGCCCACTCCTTGACCACGATGGCGTTGCGCTCGGGCGTGTTGACCTCCTTCGCCAGTTCTCCCTCCACGAACTCACCGCCGCGGGTCGGTACCCCGTCTAAGTTGGCTTTGCCCGAGACGCGCATGGCCCGGATGTCGCAGAGCCATCCGGTCTCAATGCCCTTGCGAATGCCCATGTCGAACACGATCTCGTCGAACAGAGCCTTGAGCCCCTGACCGTCGTTCCGGTTCGGCGTGGCCGTGATTCCGAGGAAGAGTGGGCCCGATGGGTTGGGCTGCAACAGGCCGAAGTAGTCGTAGACCCGCTTGAACGAGTCGGCCATGCCGATGTGGGCCTCGTCCTGAATGATGGCGTCGAACTCGTCCGGCGCGAACCGCTTGATGCGATCTGACCCCTTGCGTCCGAGCGTGGGGATGGAGGCGATGACGTACTGATCCATCGCGCCGGCGTACTGCCCAGCCATCTCCACGCCCACCCATGCGCCAGGATTCCACGCAGCGAATGCCTTGGCCGCCTGCTGCGCGAGCTGATCCATGTGGACAGCGAACATCACCCGTCCAGTAAAGCCGTGGTGCCGCCGCACGTTTGCAGCGATGGCAGTCTTGCCCAGCCCGGTCGCCAGGACCGCGAGCTGGCGATTCACGCCACGCGAGTATGCCGCCTTGGAGCGGGTGAGGGCGTCGACCTGGAAGTCCCTAAGCTGCACGTTCCACCTTGTGGCACTGCCAGTTGTGCTTGTTGCGGAGCCGGTTGAAGAGAGCGTCGGGGTACGGGTTCTTCAGGATCTTCTCTACTTCCGCCTCGGCGATCTCAGGGCCGTAAACGTAGAGCGTGCCTCGTCCCTTGAACCGCACCAGCAGATACCCGTCGCACCAGCCCACCATGTCTAGGTTGCGAGCCTTGGGAACTGGGTGTGGCACCGCGCGCGAGATGAGGTCAGAGACTTTCACCTAGTCCTTCTTCCCCAGCGCGGCACGCAAGTCAGACAATGATTTCGTCACGCCGCGGCCCCGTGTGGAATACGCGGGAGACCGAGCAGATCCATTGAGTCACACCACGCGACTCCGCATTCATCGTCGAGGGACGGCCATCCGAAGCACTCCTCTTCCCCTTGGTCGTTTTCCGAATACTTCGGCCCCACCACATCCTCGATTGCTTCGCAAATCTCTTCGATATGGTCCCCAACGCATACTTTGTCGTAGTTGCTGTCGCTCCACGAGGAATCGACTCGGATGAGGTAGTAGTTCGGTCTCGTGTTTAGCGGCGTAACGGCCAGAAGCTTCTCTCCGTTGCCGAATGCCTCCTCAATGAAGACTGGCTTTATCATGTGTTTCTGGCCCCACAGCCGTGCCCACTGGCGACGGGTGAGATGAGCTTTCTGTTTGTCGGTGATCTTCAGCATTGTTCCCATCCTTGCCAGCACAATCTTCACTTGCCAGCATCCTTCCTCGCCTCATCCAGCGCGGCACGGGTGGCCGCGAGTTGGGCGCATACGGCGTGAAGCTGGCGCTCACGGATCAGCAACGCCCTCCGTAGTGAAAGCAGTTCTATCGGCTTCACTACGACCTTACGGGCCTCAAAGACTTCCTCGCCATACGTCTCCACCATCCATCTACGAGCCTGCGAACTATCCGCATGTGTGATTGCAAGCTCTGGAATATCTGGCCCAGCAAGAGCGGGGCGCGTGTTCCATGCGGCGATGGCAGCTTTTAGGACGGCAGGGCAAACCTTATCGTGAGCATCTCGGCACTCTTGTTTATTGCAAACGCGCACCGTTGCTGCGAGGTCTATACGACAATCCGAGCACGCCAAGAGGGTTTGCTGACCGCACACGTGGCAGAGCTTCCTGCCATCACAGATGTAGCAACACCGTTTCTCTGTCTCATACTTCGGTTCACTTTCCATTTGCATCCTCCGCGATCAATCGGACTAAGGCGTAACCCAAAGCTAGTATCCCGGCAAAGAAACCAAGACTAACAACACCTGCCATGAATCCCATAAAATGGGATCCTACCCAATCGACAGACCACGAAACATCCTCTGAAAATACTGGGTCTGAGCAGTACCAGTGAGCAACAAATACGACCCAACATAAACAGGCGACCCCTATTGCAATCCTCGATATTTTAGCCATCTGCATCCTCTTTCCCGGCAGCGAGAGCCGTGTTTGCAATTTCTGCCGCTTGATTGAATGCTTTGTTGGCTCCTTCGGCATAAGCGATTCCCAATGCGTCGTTACTTGTGTGCCCTACGAGCGTCTTGTTCTTGAATGCGGCAATCAATGTCATGGCGGCAGTAAGGGCGGCCAGTTTGGATTCAAGTTCTGCAATCTTTCTGTCTCGCTCCGCAAGTTGATCTTCGGTGGAATTGAAATCGGCCACGGATTCGCGGATGAGTTTCTGCTTCTCGCCCTCACTCGCGGCCAGTCTTTGCTCCAGCGCACGATTAGCGCGCACCAAATCAACACATACGTCTAATGCATACTGAATTCCTGAATACGGTTGCCCTTCATGCTCTCCAGTAGCCTTGTGTTCAAGCAATTTGGAGATTATGAAGTCTTTTATTTTGCGGAGTGTTTCATCATCCAGTGGCGGCAAAGGCTCTCCAGCATCCACAGCGGGCTTCGGCATAGACCACGGCATCTTAGGGCATGGAAAGTAACCACAATCCGAATTGCACTCGTGCGGCGAAGTACGGTCAAGCATATAGCGCACCATCGCCTCGGCCTGCGTGTAGTCCAGCAAATTGGTTCCAGTCGGGACATTTTCGTATTGATGCTCGGTGCCGACATTTCCGTATTGCTGAAAGCTAATCCCGCCGTCTGGATTGAAGTTCTCTGGTAGCTGCCAGCCAAGGAAACGCTCTGTCATGTGCTTGATGAGATCGGGCGCAGCATCCACAGCGGGCTTCGCCTGACACGTTTCTTCGCCGCCTTCCCTGTACCCCTCAGAATTGCGCGCGACCAGTTCGTTCAGTTCCCGTGATCGCATCGCCAGTGCATCGTTGCTGACCTGTAGATAGTGCTCCAGTTTAGCGATATGCTTCTGACCACCAAGATCAGCGGCTAGGATGGCACTCAAGCCAGCCCGCACTTTCTGGTCATGCTCCGACCACGATTCTCCCCACTCACTTTTGATTACGTCGAGGATGCCGCAGGCTCCCATAACAGCATCCATCGGAGAATATGGCTCTACGTCGAACAATTCCTTAGCATCGGGCGCAGCATCCACAGCGGGGGAGGGATTCGCCGGACGATACTCTGCGCAATCACAGTTAGTCTGGTTGCACGCTGTGGGCATATCGAGATATGCCGCATGGTTGAGTTTGTGATGCTTGCATACGCAGAACTCGTTAGGATCACCACCAGTAGGATATGTCCGTTCGCCATCCCCTTCGCTTGCAGAGGGCGGTTGGGTTGCAGGGAAGTGGGTACACTCAGGGCAGGCAGGCCCGTTACCGTGAATGCACTTCTGATACATGAGGGCTTCCTGTAGCTGCGCGGGAACTGTGAGCTTCTGTGCGCTTCCGCAGGATAGACACTTTTCCTCTACCAGCAACGCGCCGCATACGGTACAGGTGGGGCCGTCTGGATACTTCTTGTCGCTGACGAAGTTCTGCGCAGGAGTGAGCGGAGTGAGCTTCTGTGCGGCCCTAAAGCACAAGCACTTACATCCCATCGCTGATCCATCGTTAGGATAGTAGCACCGGCCAGCAGTGTTCTCCAGATCGCGGTGGGCGTGCATCTGGTACTCATGTCCGCACTCGCAGAGTGTCGTCGCTTCACATTGCATCGGAGTTGCGTCCTTTCTCTTGCGTCCTCAGATCAGATACATCTCGCATCTCTCGAATGTGCTGAAGGATGCACGCATCCGTCGGAACTACTCTCCTGAGCATAAGCTCCGCAACTATGTACTGGATCAATTCCTGTCCGGTCGTCATTTGCCTCGCCCATCCTCTCTGTTAGCCCGCTCCCTGAGTCCAATTGGCACTAACTCTGGTTGAACCCAAACAGGGTGGCCTTTTCTGAAAACAAACTTGTATTCTCCAATCGGGCTACAGTCGTGGCAGGAATAGCACAGCCCGTAGGTAGTAAAGGATCGTGAGTGTCCTGCTGGACAAACCATCGGCGTCATCGTCCCTCCCGGTTCAGGAAGGCGGCGACATCGAATAACCAGTTGCATACGTCGCAGTCCGTGTCGTCACCTGATGCGTTGTGTTCCTCTTCGGCCATGACTGATAGCTTGCCTGCCTCAATCAGCAACTTCTCCGCCTCCCCAAGCCGTTCCAGGAGATGCGCGATGTCTTCGGGTGCGGAGGCTTGTGCGTCAACGAACTCAAGAGTTTCTTCAACTGGAAAGCCATCGAGCGTGCAGACCTTGTGTGTCTGCCTACCCAAACCGCGTTCCATGACGCCGTGCATGAGCGGAGGGATACTCGCCCACCTCTCCTTGATCTGCTGAATGCGGTCGCTCACGGTCTGCCTCCAGCGGGTGCGGCGGGTGGTTCGATGTATGTCTTGGTTGTGTCCACGCAGGTCACAGTGAAGGCGGTCGGATAATCTTCCGGCATTCTTCCGGTGACGTAGCAGCGCCAGTGATTCTCAGGGTCGGTGAACGTTGCCGTATAGACACCGTTCTTGACCGAATGCGTCCATTCGGGCGTTGGAGGTTGCTGCCACACGCTGTAGGTGAGTGCGGGGCAGTTCTTGTCTGTCGCCGGCGAGCATACCGTCAGCACCTGGGCGGGCGGCTTCTCCTGTTTCGCTACGGGCTTCGTGGCGCACTGGCACGTCTTTCCAGCGGGGCACCTGTCGGTCTTGGTGCAATCCAATTTGACAATCTGCGCGTGCGCCCCACCTGCCGCCAGCAAAAGTGCGATCCATGCGAGTTTCATTTGCAGTTTACCTCCGCGTTGTCCGAGACAATGTTCGAGCACTTTGAATCAGGAGTTGCGTCCTGCTGAATAATCACGTTGTCGCATCCGGTGTTAGCGATGCTTCCTCCTCTGGCTATAGCGTTACCTGTGTGCTCACAACGGTTGCGCACGACAGCCACACCGTCAATCCCCGTGAACTCGTGACCACTCTTTCCAGAGTAAGACTCCGCGTGAACCCCGCCAGTCTCATCGACCATAACGAGGATGCCGGTGTGATCCGTAAGCTCAAGGTTCACGGTTTCTCCCGCATGGACGCGCAACAACTGCATCCCGTCTCGCGTGCCTTGATCGGTAGTTGGTTGAGTCGTAGTAGTAGGGCCGCTTTCCTTGCACCCCGCCACAAGCAACAAAAGCGCGATTGCGATGGATTTAGTCATGGATGGCTCCGTTAGGCATACTTGCTCATTTCGGTAATGGCGTCATCGAAAGAGTCCCGCGCATCGGACAGGTTCAACTCAGCCTCGCTGAGGGAATCGACTAAAGCCTCAAGTTCCTGTAGTTCGTTCCGCATCGCATCCCGCAACTTGGCTACATCCTTACGGCGGCTCTCGGCAATGCCTCGCGCTTGATGTATCGTCAACGGCTTCTTTCGGCTCATCTCATCTTCTCCTCTTCCACAGGTGGGGCGGATTGTCTAGCGCGTGCCGATGCCGCCATTGCCAGCACGAACAACTCATTGCGCGTCAGGTGTGAGGCAAAATCAATGTCCTCTGACGTGATGGGCAGGCTCCCGTCCAATGCCAGTGTTATTAGGAACTTGTTACGTCGTTCCTCTTCGCGGCGCATTCGCTGCTCATGCAAAATATCATTCAGCGTGTTCATTCGCGCTACCCCTCCTTCTCGGCGAGGAAATTAGTGAGCCGAATACGAAACGGGTCGTTCTCGTCCTGTGCCAGTTCCTTGGCCCTCCGCAGCCTCTCCTCGGCGTTGGCGAGCTTGACATCGAGCCTGTCCGTCACGGCTGAGAGCCTGTCGCGCTCCTCCTCGGCGGCGTCTAGGGCCAGCGCTCTACCCCAACCAAATACGGCGCACCGAATGGCCCGAAAGGTAATGTCGGTGTTATTGCCGGTCATGGCGTTCCACACGACACCTTCCTCAATCATGGCGTCATGGGCAACCTTCTTGATTATTTTCTGCACATCTGGCGAGAGCTTATTCACCTTCTCCGCCGCCGCCCTGCGTGCTGCTTCAGTTGACATCGATGGCCTCCTGCATTCGTAGATACTCGTCGTAGCTCACAAGCACAGCGATTGGCTCTGCCCGGTCGTGCAAGATGGCCGTGCGGCGGTTCTCGTTGAAATCACGGAGATTGGTACTGCACAGCGTTCGCAGCCAACTCACGCCGACATTGATGGGCTTACTTGTCATCGCCACGCACCTCTTTGGGCCTGCGGTACTTCTTATCTACTTCGCAGTAGCAGGCAAGCCAGAGAATATCGTCCATCTCTGGGGGTTTCTCCGCCCGAAGGGCATTGACGAGGCTATAGAGCCTGATTCGTGCTTCGGGTGAGCACTTCTCAATCTCAGGTGGGTAGTGTCCATTGAATTTTCGCTTCATTTGCGCTCCTCTTCGTTCGGTTCAGGGGATGCGGCCCGCTCAGGTGTGATCCATCCTGTTCCTTCACAGTGAGGACATGGCCGCTGGCCTTCACAAATACGCCGCAAGTCCTCCATGTGCTTATGCAGCGGGCCAAGCTGCTCCATCAACTCTTTGCCAGTAACCAGCTTCATCTCCCACCTCTCTCAGTCGGTTTGCTTGCGCTCGTAGCAGGCCCATTCTTCCGGTGAATCAATCGTCATGGTCTGCCCGTGGCACTTCGGCCAGCCGCTTCTCATGCACTCAGCCGAATCCACGCTCATAGTGAATCGGCACTCGCGGCACCAGACACGTCCACGCTGCAACTGTGGAACGGAATCGACGAGACGCTCCTTCACGCTGATCCGAGCCGCCGTTATTGGTTTCCATCGTCGTCTCCCTCAAACTCGTTTACGTCGTCAATATCCGCCATCGCGCAGGACTGGCAGAGTGCTGTCCCGAAGCGATACACGCTGGCGGTTTCTCCGCAGTCCTCGCAGTATTCATCGTCGCCGATGACGCGATCCAGCTTTTCGTACAGCGTGCGATCTGAAAATATGCTCATGGTTCCTCGCGCTCCATAACCCCTTCACCGCACCACGGGCAGACGTAGTTAGATCGGTACTGCTCTAAGGACTCCGATGCGCCGCAGTTGTTGCAAACATAGCGGTACGTCTCGTCTCCACATTCACATTCCACCCACACCATATGCCCGTCTTCGTCGTAGTCCATCTCCAGAGGTTCTCCGCAGCGCTTACAGTGGCGTGCTTCGATGCCTGAGTTCCACGGAGCATTGGAGTCGTATCTGGAGCCTGCGGGGATGTTGTCGTTGTAGTTCATGGGCTCAGTCCTCCATGTGCTCGACAATGCTCAGCACCTCGTCTGCGCGGAACAAATCGGTCACGCCGCCGATCCCGTAGAAGAGGAAGAATTCTCCTGATAGCTCGAAGCGATCCGCCAAGATTGTGCGCCGCAGTCTGAATTTCTGCCGATGCCGCACCGTCCACTTGCGAGTCTCTGTCCTCTGCAATAGCTGTTCCGGTGTTGGAATCATCTCTCATGCTCCTGTGGGGTTAGAGTTCATTGGGTGGCCTAAGCTATGTCTGCTCCTATGCGGTCGCAGCCCATCGCTTTCCAGCAGTCATCGCACACAACCTCGGTAGGTTCTGCATCAATCGGTTGGGCAAAGAGCTTTTCATACTCGGCAATCCGCTCTTCATCGCTGGATTCGCTGACGAATGTACCGTGACAGGCTGCGCAAGTGAATTTGTGGCTCATTTCTCTCCTTCGGGGGTTAGGGCTTCGCGGGCCGGCACTGGCGCATCCTTGCCGTTGATCGCTGAGAACACCTCAGCATCGCTGGCCGGGTCGTGCAGTTCGTAGACCGTGAACTCGGTGTCCGCATAGAGCGGCGGATAGAGCACCCGCAATCCGGTGATGGTTGCCGTCGCCTCGTCCTGCGTGCGTGCGGTTGCGAGGATCTCAATTCGTCCGCTGCTGCGTTTGTGCCCTACTGCGTATCCCTCGATCATTGTCCTGCCTCCTTATTCCCAACGTCCTGTGACCTGATAGAACTCTTCACGATAGATACCTGTGGGTCGCCACACTATTCGTTGTCCGTCCTGCTCTTCTACCTCATGCTTATACGAGATGCTGCTGCACCATCCATTACAATCAGAATTGCCGCACCAGCAAATCACGGGTGCCCACGGTATCTGCGGAGGCTCGTCCTTCCAGTTGCGCCACATCACTCGTCCTCCGGCTCGAACACACGGCACGAGCAGTTGCGATCCATGCACAGGCCAGCTTCAGTTCCAAGGTGCACCCCCAGCGTGTGCCCACAGCGCGGGTTGGCGCAGATGGCGAGCTCCGACAGCTTCGTGCAGGCCGCGAGGAACTGTAGCTGGGCCTCCAGGCGGGGCAGGGACTGTCCGCCGCGCAGTTCTGTGTCGGCGGCGGCCAGAAACACCTTCGCAAACGCACAGGCGGTCAACAGGGCGGTGCGCTGGGCTTCGGTCACTGGCCCACCTCGCACTGAACTTCGGGAACCATTTTTGCTTCGACGACGCGTGTTAGCGTGTACTCGGCGATTCGCCGCTTTTCGCCGCCAACTTGAGAGAGTGAAGCGTCTAACGAAGCGTGTGCTGCCCAAGCACCCCTCGGGTCAGGATTCTCAACGGTTTGCACAAACAATTTCTCAGGGAACCTCATAGATACCTCTCTGCGAAGTTGCGGTACTCCTGCGCCAAGGCGGTGCAATCGGCTTCGAGCGCCGGGTAGCGGTACTGGTGCAGCCGGTGAAGGTGATGCACGCCGTAAGCCTTCGGGGTGTCGAGTTCGTTCATCTCCCACGCGTTCCAAACGAACTGGTCGGCCGCAAAGATGTCGAGGTAGAACTTCCACTGCCACGACTCCAGGTAGTTCTCGGCGTCGAACCTCTCGGTAGTCTTGTCGTCTACGATGAGGTTGCCGAGCACGCGATCGCAGCGCGACGAGACGATGATGCCGCCGTAGTCCTTCTCGCGCGACTCCTCGCGCCGGGGAAAGTGCTCGACGGTGAAGTCCCCCGTGAAGGCGAAGGTGTAGCCGTCCTGCACGAGGTAGGGCGACTCTCCAACCTCGGCACGCTCTACAGCCTTGGCAAACGCCCTGCCGCGCAGCATGGCCTCGGTGGGCGTGTTGTCGGTGAGCATCTTCACCAAGTCGGCGAGGCTCTGGTCCTCGCGCTGCTTCCACGAGGCGTACAGGTCGAGTTTAGAGACGCTGACGCGCATTAGGCCACCGGCGCGGGCGCCGCCTCGTACAGCCCGGTCTTCTTGTTGGGGACGTAGCCGCGATCTTTGGCGATCTGTGCGGCCTGCTCGGTGAACGGGGTGCCCTTGCGCTCTTTCATCAGCGGCACGATGGACTTGTTGAACAGGTCCACCGTGTCGCACTCCGCGAAGGCAGCGGCCCACTGCTCGGCCTCTTTCACCGCCTCGGCCTGCGCCTCGGTCAGCTTGTTGATGCTGGCCTTGATCTGCGCGATCACGTCGGCAAGGAAGTGCGGGTTCTTGTCCGGGTGGGGGAAGGCCAGCTTCGGGAGCTGCGCCGGGTTCTTGCCGAAGCCGCCCTCACGGGGATCGAAGTTGAGCACGCGGGTTCCGTCGGGCTGAATCTGAATGCGGCACATCGCGTCCGAGGACTTGTAGATTTCATTCTTCGAACTGCCCTGCGCGTCGATGCGCTCCTGCGTGTCGTCGCCGTTGCGCTGCTCGTCCATGTGGCAGATGAGCACCAGGTCCTTGCCCTGCGACCGCAGGAAGCTCTGCCACTGCGTGAAGCGGCCTTTGAGTTCGCCGTATCCCTGGAGCGTGAGATTGCCTCCGCGCCCCGCCTTGGGGTTCTTGGCGATGATGTCTACGCCCATCGCGTCGAGGGCGCGGCCGGCAGTGTCGACGATGATGGTGGAGTAGGGCGCGAGGTCGTCGGCGCTCATGGCCTCCACGTCGGCCCAGCGGGTCACCGTGACGGCATCGCCGCGGTTTCCTGCCCGGTATGCTCCTTTGTCGAAGTCGAGCATCAGCGGCTTCTCAGCGGTGAAGCCGAGGGTGGACTTGCCGAGTCCGGGCGCGGCGTAGATGGTCAGCACGATGTTGGCGACCGGCATTGGTTCGGTTGCCTTGATGATCTTCAGCATGGTGGATTGCTCCTTGTTCGGGTGATTCTACGCGCGATATGCACGGAAAGCAATAACTAATTTACGTTGCCGTGCAGATTTGTCTTGTACTGGACGACTACCGCCGCGGTCCTCCGTTGATGAAGTAGGGCAGCGCGAGCCAGCACCAGGCGATGAAGCCGGCCGTGAGGATAGCCGTCACCATGAGCTTTGCGGCGTGGATAAGCTGGGCGTGTAGGGCTGGGTCGATCATGCTGCAACCGTCTGACGGATTGCTTCCTGCGCCGCCTGAATGCCGGAGATCATCGCGGACAGCACGTCAGCGAATGCCTGAGCGCCGCAGACCTCGGTGCCGGAGACGACATGGACGCCGCCTCCCTCGTTGATCGTCTGCTGCAAGCAGAAGCGCGTGCCGTAGCGGTCTCCGGGCGTGTTGGCGCCGATGTGGTAGTTGCCGATGTTGGCCTTGTAGCGGTCGCCTACGAGGGCATATGACTCGGATGGTGCTCCCAGCATGCGGTTGATTGTGGCGACTTGGGATTCGAGGTGCTTGCGGCTGATTCGGTTCATTGTTTGCGCGCCTCCTATGCGCGTAGTGCGTCCAGCTTGGAATCGAGCACGGACAGTGCCGCGCGGACGTTGCCATTCTGCTCTTTGATAAGCCTTGCGAAGTTGGGCGCCTCGGCATCGGTCTCGGACGACCAGACGCGCTCTAGCAGCTTGGCCGCGTCTGCCTGTATGCCGTAGGTCGAGAACGGCAGCACACGGTTGCGGCTGAGGAATCTCTCGGCCAGTCGGTCGGTCGCATTGCAGGTGAAGACCCAGACCGTATCAGGGATAGTGCTAGTGCCGTCGAGATAGCTGAGGCACGCAAGCTGCGCCGCCGCGCTCATCTGGTCGGCTTCATCTATCAGGATGACGTGGCGAGAGAATCCGGGCGGCGGGTAGTAGTGGCAGGTGAAGGCCAGCTCGCGGATCGCCTCAACGGTGCATAGGCCGGCGGGGACATGATGCAGGAAGCCTGAGACCTCACGGGCGAGCGCAATGCCCATCGAAGTCTTTCCAGTACCGGCCGGCCCGACAAATAGCAGTCCGATTGCTCGCGGGTTGGCTGCGAATCCCTGCAACGTGCGCTTCGTCTCAGCGAGACCAGCGAAGTCAGAGATACGCGACGGGCGGTACTTCTCGCTCAGCGGCTCAGGGAACGCCAGTCCGGGCAGCTCAGCCATATCGGGGAAGAGCAATGCAGGTGTCACGCTGATACCTCGCTTTCTTGAGTGATTCTGCGCTCACCCGCTCACCATGTCAAGAGAATAATGCACGATAACGAAAGAAAAGTAGCAGCTATCGTATATATGCAGGCAACCGGCACCCAATCGGCGGTACAATCGCCACCATGCCGGCGTCAGCCATCGCAGAGAGAATCCTTAGCGTGGCGCCTTCCAAGCGCTCCCACCGCGGCATCGCTCCCGAGATCCGCAAGCTCAAGCTCAAATACCCAGAGCTCACAGACTCCGAGATAGCACGCAAAGTAGGCTGCGACCCGTCCAACGTCAGCCAGGTCCTCAAGACGTTCCTCGGCAAGCACACCTCAGACGACCTCCGAGACTACCAAGATAATCAGGCAGACATCTTCGATTCAGTCGCAATGCGCCTGTTATCAAGTGTTTCCCAGAAGAAGATCGACAAAACGCCCGCCGTGCAAGCCATCACCGGCGCGGCCATTCTAATTGATAAGGCAAGACTTGTGCGCGGCCAGGCTACCGGTATCAACGTCAACGTGCTGCTCGATGTAGCTGAGGCTATCAGGTCTAAGCGCAGTGGCATCAGCACGATAGATGCTACCACCGTGGACCACGGCGACCGAACCACGCGGTGAGCCGCGTATCATGCTTATTTTCTGTGGGATAGGTGGGGTCAAGCATGCTTTATTGGGCGACCCCTATGCCCCCATTTGGGCGGGGTGGGCTGCGAGGGGGTCATATCCCTCCCCCGCATTTTCCCGCTAAAAGGCTTGACATGGCATCAGATGATATGGGATGATGTGACATGAGGTGGACTCATGCAGAAGCTCGATGTGCTTGAGGAGTCAGTGTTGCGGTGGCCGGATGGGTGTGACCGGACGCGGATCAAGGAGCGGCAGAGTAAGGCGGCGTGGAAGTTCCCGTGGGGGAAGTACCGGGAGATGCTGGCTGAGGAGATGCGCCGCATGGGGGCTACGTCGGTGCTCATCACGCGGGCGCAGGACGAGCGGCTGGACTCTGGGGTGGCGGTATGGTTCTCGATGGCGAAAGAGGACTTCTCTTGGCAGCAGGGTTTGGGGCTGGAGACTCCGGCTCCGACGCTCGATCAGATCGACGCCGCCTACCGGGAGAAGGCGAAGCGGTGTCATCCTGACCTGCCTGGAGGTGGGGACTCGGAACTGTTCAAGCGGTTGACGGACTGGCGGGCGCGGGCGAAGGCGTGGGTCACACAGACGCACACCCACCGGCACGAGTACGTCATGGCCATCGACCAGTACGCGGAGGCGCGCCTGAACCTGTGTGCGCTGCGGTTGGCGTTCTTCTATATTCGCCGGATGGAAGATGTGGGCGCTCCGGCCATTCTGACCCAGACCCTCGGCGCATTCCGCGCGAAGCTAACAGGAGGCTCCAGTGTCTGAGATGGCGCTGTACGACGAACGCGACACGATCATCGCCGGGCTGA